GCTCAGGATCTTAAAGCCATTCACGGCCTTGATGCTGAGACAGAATTGGCCAACATTCTTTCAACAGAAATCTTGGCTGAAATCAACCGTGAAGTTATCAGAACAATCTATCGTTCTGCTACACTCGGTGCTCAGTATGGTGTTACAACTGCTGGTACATTCGATCTTGACACCGACTCAAACGGTCGTTGGTCAGTTGAGAAGTTCAAAGGTCTCATTTTCCACATCGAGCGTGAATGTAACGCAATCGCCAAGGCAACCCGTCGTGGCAAGGGTAACGTCCTTATCGTTTCTTCAGACGTTGCTTCAGCTATGGCTATGGCTGGTGTTCTTTCTTACACCCCACAGCTTTCTGCTGATCTAACTGTTGACGATACAGGTAACACCTTCGTTGGTACTCTTCATGGCCGCATTAAGGTTTATATCGATCCTTACTTCGGTGGTTCAGAGAACGGCGATGAGCTAGTAACCGTTGGTTACCGTGGTTCTTCACCATTCGACGCTGGCTTGTTCTACTGCCCATACGTTCCACTACAGATGGTTCGTGCAATCGGTCAGGACACCTTCCAGCCAAAGATTGGCTTCAAAACACGTTACGGAATGGTAGCAAATCCGTTTGCGACAACTGCTGGTGACGGTGTTGTTGGTACCCGTGAGACAGCTACACAGGCAAATAGATACTATCGTATCTTCAGGGTCCGAAATTTGACCTGATTATACCATTATGGTATACTAATAAGAAACGGGATTACCGTTCATCTAAGGGGGCTACGGCCCCCTTTTTTGTTGACCAATTTTTTTTTTGCTAATGACTAAATATAGTCAGGAGAACTATTATGGCATTAGAGTCCTTTGCTTCAAACACACCACAGAATAGCAGTATTCTACAGCTAACACGATTTACGTTTATCATACCTGATAAGCCATATCTAAAGTATTTCTGCCAGACAGTCTCCATACCATCAGTATCAACATCTGAGGTAACTGTACCAACACCTTTCTCTAATACATATCGTCATGGTGATAAGTTAGCATTTGAGCCATTGTCTATTACAGCTATCGTTGATGAAGATATGCGTATATGGGAAGAGACATACAACTGGCTCAAAGGATTAACAAGACCATCATCATCAGAAGAATACTTGAGAAAAGGTCTACAAGATAAAACTCCTCTTTACTTTGACGGTTATCTAACTGTCAATACCAACGCAAATAATCCGAACATTCGTTTTAAGTTTCACAATTGTCATCCAACCTCATTGGGTGGAATTGATTTCGATACTAAGACAGATGCGGATAACATTCCTACCTGCACAATTCAATTCCGTTACGATCTATTTGAAGTAGAAAGATTTTGACTTTCTGACTGATATATGATACACTACACAGTCTAATGGCTGATAAAGGATTACATAATGCTTACTGCACCGGTGACACTTGAAACATTGATGAAGGAATGGGCAAGTGATACTAGTATAAACCCAGATGCTATGGAAAAGGAAACTCTAAAGATTTCCCATCTTCATAGCAAATACCTTAATGTTCGTGTCCATCATAACATTCTATTGCGTAGAATGGAAACAGATTACAAGTTGCTTAAAGGCTTGCGTGAAGAATACTATCAAGGTCATCTTACAAAGGAAGACTGTGATGAAAGAGGATGGGACTATATGCAGCATGTATTGTCTAATCCGCAGATTGCTAGAAAACTTGATACAGATGCCGAACTAAATAAACTGTTACTTAAAAGAATAGCACATGAAGAGATTGTCTCCTATTGTGATATGGTTCTAAAGTCTCTACACAATAGAACGTGGGATCTAGGAAACTTTATCAAGTATAAACATATGATGAATGGAAACTAAGTGCATATTACTATTACTAATGAGAATGAATCCTACATCAAGGTTCACTGTGACGAAAGCGTGGCATGGGAACTTAGAGACGCATTCTCATTTAGACCCCCAGGGTTTCAGTTTGTTCCTTCTTACAAGCAGAAACTTTGGGATGGTTATCTAAGACTATTCAATCCACTCAATAGACAAATGTATCGTGGTCTAGCACCACAAGTTATTGAATGGGCAGAGAACCATGGATATACATTTGAGTATTCTGGTGAAGACCTAGATACATCATTCTCATTAGATGAGGCAAAAGAGTTTGTTGAAAAACTTAACCCGAAACATCTTCCTAGAGATTATCAGATGGATGCTTTCGTCCATGCTATTCGTTCTAAACGTCGCATTGTTCTTAGTCCTACTGGTTCCGGCAAGTCTCTTTTGCTATATCTTGTTTGTAATTATCTTCTTAAACAAGGGAAGCGAGGCCTTCTTATTGTTCCGAGGTCAGCCCTAGTAGAACAAATGTATAGTGACTTTGAGGACTATTCTGCTAAGAATGGCAAAGACATGGACAAGTATTGTCATCGTGTCTATTCAGGTAAAGATAAAGTATCAGAGAAGCCAATTATAATCTCTACATGGCAGTCATTACAGAGATTACCAAAAGAATACTTTCAACAGTTTGACTACGTTATCTGTGACGAAGTGCATCAGGCACAAGCTAAGGCGCTAACAGATATCGTAGGTAAATGTACCAAGGCAAACTATCGTCTTGGTGTAACAGGAACACTATCAGGTGCCAAGTCTCATGAATGGCAGTTGATAGGGTTGTTTGGTCAAGTCTATAAGGCTACAACCTCGGCTGAGTTGATGAAGAAAAAGCAACTGGCTGAATTGACCATTAAATGTTTGATATTGAAATATAGTGACGAAGAATGTCAGTATATGAAATCAGCATCATATCAGGATGAGATAAAGTATATCATATCTAATCCTGCACGTAACACATTTGTTACAAATCTTGCTATCTCAATGGAAGGCAATACTCTATTGCTGTTCAACTATGTTGAGTCGCATGGTGCTATTCTATATGACATGATTAAGAGTAAATCTAAAGAAGGACGAAAGGTCTTCTTTATTCACGGAGGAACAAATGTCGAAGATAGAGAACAAATACGAAGGATCGTCGAGACTGAACACAATGCTATTATTGTTGGGTCCGTTGGTGTTCTTAGCACTGGTACTAACATCGTGGCCTTGGATAACGTCATATTTTCATCTCCTTCCAAGTCCAAGATTCGTAACTTACAATCAATCGGTAGAGGTCTTAGGGTTAGTGACACAAAGAAATCCGCCACCTTATATGACATTGCCGACGACTTTAGCTGGAAGTCAAAAGAGAATTTTACTCTCAAGCATTTCTTCGAGCGAGTTAAAACCTACAACGAAGAAAAGTTCAAGTTCAAAATCTACAAAATAAGTATGAAAGGATAGATTATGGATATCAGTGATTATCCCAATGCGAAGCTAGTTAGATTACAAAATGGGGATGATGTGATTGCGGAAGTAGTTGAGATGGAGGATGAGAATGGTGTAGTCTATGCGCTATTCCATCCTCTTAAAGTTGTATATGTACCTTCGGAATCTTCAGGTTATCTTACTGTAGCATTTATGCCATGGGTCTTTCCACGTATATGTGAGCAACAAGAGTTCATTATACATTCCCTTGATATTCTGTTTATGGTAGATGTAGCACCAAAGATGAATGAGTATTACTGGAACAACATGGACTACTATACAAAGAAGTCACAAGAGGAAGAAAAGGTAAATGAAAAGTCCGAGGAAGAAAACTCTTTTGAAAGGTTGAAAGAGGCCTTAGAAGAAGCAGGACTATATAATAAGAAGGTGTATCACTAATGGCTACTACAACTAACCCATACCTATCACTAGAAGATGCTGACCTAGTAGATGACTTTGGTTTTTCATTCAGCAACGAAGACGACATTGTAGCAGAAGCAACTGCTCCTACAGTGGATGAAATCGCTGACCTTAAAAAGAGATTGGAAGCAGTCAGAAAGATATATCTTCCTCTACTACAGAACTTATCAAAGAATTCCGATCAACCTATTATCAAGTGGCCTGATCGTGGTCCTGTGCTTAAAAAGCAGATTGATAAGCTAATGATGCTTACTGAACCAGGATTTACTACTGCTAAGTAGTTGCTTCGCAACACTCGCTTCGCTCGTAAGTTGCATTTGGTTTGCAATTGGTAGTAGTGGTGTTAATGCAAAGCATATTATACCGAGGTGTGAAAAGCCTGTCAAGGGCCAAAATGAAAGTTTTTACATTATGTTCCATTTTTTTCATAGAGCGCCTGAGATCCATCTAGACTGCTTTACAGCTAGTAATGAAACCTACATGACAACACCCATTGTCAGAGCAAGTAAAGCATTTCCAGACTGGTGGCAACAGCTAACTCCCTACGAACCTACTTTCTATAGCACACCTGAGAACGGACACTTTCTTAGAAAACACGAAGATATGACGGCTAGGGATTGCTATGCTATTGTGGAATTGTATAAGAAAGGTATCATAATAGAAAACTGGAGTGATATCTCATTCAAGATTGAAGATGGTATCTATCATTACTGGGCTGCCAACAATACCGATCCGCCTCAAGATCATATTAGAGAACAACTCGGTGGATCTTTTCCTAATCATTATCATATCAAACTTGTAAGTCCTTGGGCATTCAGAGAGAAGACAGGCGCTAAGTTTCTATGGCTTGGTGCGGAATGGTCTCTTGATAAACTTGAAATAAAAGTCTTGCCAGGGGTGATAAACTTTGATATAATATCTCCAGTGAATGTGAATTTTATGTTTCCTATGCGGAATGGAACGTTTATGATACCTGTCGGTAATCCTTTCGTTCATCTAGTTCCGTTGTCAGAAAAGAAACTAAAGGTTCATAATCATCTGGTAACAAAGCCTGAGTTTGAAAAGTTGAGACTGATATCAGATAACCCATCATTCTATGGATGGAGAAAAGTGTTACAGCTTAGGAAAAGAAATAAAGAACGAGGAACATGTCCGTTCCATGGAGACAGCAATGGCTAAGAAGAAAACGCACTATGTAGATAACGAAAGATTTTATAATGAGATAGTTGAGTATAAGAAAAACTGTAAGATTGCCCTTGCTGAAGGTAAAGAGAAGCCTGTTCTTTCGGACTACATAGGAAAGTGTATCTTTCTTATTGCGGAGAACTTAGCACATAAGCCTAGGTTCATGAACTACTCGTTTGTTGATGAAATGAAATCTGACGCCATTGAAAACTGCTTGATGTATTTTGATAACTTTGATAGTGACAAGTATAGTAATCCGTTCGCATACTTTACACAGATCATCTACTACGCCTTTCATAGACGTATAAACAAAGAAGAGAAGAATAGATATATAATATACAAGAAGTTTCAAGAGAGTGTTCTTGATTCCAGTGTATCTGATTTGATGCTTGATAACGATGGTAATCATATGATACCGACCACAATGTATGATAACATCAATGAGTTTATCGGTAGGTTTGAGGAAAGAGAACTGGTAAAGAAAGAAAAGCGTAAAGAGAAAAAAGAAGGTCTTGAAAAGTTTGTAGGAGAGAGTGATGAAAGAAGAGAATCAGTTTGATGTACCTTTTCAGGTTCAGTCATTGATTGCTACCATGAAGGACAAGAAAGAACGAGTTCATGTTCGTGGCAACTATCGCCAGCGTCTTGCTGCTATCAAGACAGCTATTGATAATGCCATTGTGGAATATGATAGAGAGATGGGAAACGTTATCGCACCTAAGTTTAAGCGGGAGCGACGATAATGGATATTGATGATATGGTCAAAGAGATTGATCAAAACATTGAATGGTTCTGTGATAAGGTCGTTGAACCTTTTCCTATTGATAAGCAAAGTAAAGACAAGGTTATGAAGCGTATGATTTCCTTAGGTTGGCTTCGTCAATCAGAATATGAGACTTACAATGAAGCTACCAAAGAAGATTGACGAGGTCATCTTTTTAGTTTATACTGTGTCTTTGAACTTGTTACGTGAACTAAAGGAAAGATTATGGCGCTGATTGCTATGCCAACTGATACACACGCCGGAGTCAGAAATGATAATCCGGCGTTTCAGTTGTACCAAAATAAATGTTGGAAGTGGTTCTTCGATTACATTGATGAGCATAAGATCAAGCATGTCATTCATCTTGGTGATATCTATGACCGTCGTAAGTATGTGAACTTTATGTCGGCAAAGCGACTTCGTGAAGATTTCTTTGAACCTCTAGCAGATAGAGGTATTGAAACGCATATCATCGTTGGTAATCATGATATGTATTATAAAGACACACACGAGGTTAACGCACTAGATGAAATTATCGCCGGACGATATGGGAATATTCATACTCATTCTGTACCTAGTATTGTCAATATTGATGGGTTGGATATTCAGTTGATGCCATGGATTACAGAGAGTAATCGAGAAGCAGCATTTGAAGCAATCACAAAGCCTAAGGCAGAAATCATGATGGGTCACCTTGAAGTTCAAGGTTTCACCATGCACAAAGGAGCAATATCAGACCATGGTATGGATCGCAACGTCTTTGATAAATTTGATAGAGTGTATTCGGGTCACTATCATCACCGTTCTACTATTGGCAATGTTAGTTATATTGGTGCCTTTGGCGAATATACTTGGGCTGATTACAACGATCCTCGAGGGTTTAGTGTCCTGGATACTAACACTAGAAATTTAGAGTTTATCAAGAATCCTTATCGTATGTTCAGGATCGTCAAGTATGATGATGTCGTTGATGATAACATTATTGAGAAGATACAGAAAACAGATTTCAGCAGATTTAAAGATTGCTACATAAAGTTAGTAGTCGTAAACAAATCTAATCCGTATGCGTTTGACCTGTTATTTGACTCACTATATAAAGCAGGGCCATTAGATATACAGATTGTTGAAGATGCTTCCGTCCTCATAGACAATGAAGACGATATGGAAGTTGATGAAGCGGAAGATACCGCAACGATATTAAGAAAATACATTTCCGGGCTAACATTGCCTGTGAACAATGATAAGATGAAAGATTTTATGATAGATGTATATAACGAAGCCCTCCAAGTGGAGACAGTCTAAGGGAATTTGATATGAAGAAACATTTAGCATGGTTGGCATTCATTGCCGTTGCTATCTTTTTGGTAGCGACAATTTGGAGCGAACCGAATAAGAAAACAACCAGTGAGATCGGATATAGTGATTTCATTGCACAGGTAGATGGTGATAAAATCCACGATGTTGTTATTAGTGGTAGTGAGATTGTAGGTCACTATAGAGACAACAATAGAACATTCTCCACATATGTTGCTAGTCTTTCTACACTATTACCAAGACTAGAGCAACACAAAGTTAATGTAACGGTGAGACCTGAATCCGAAGGAAACTTCTGGGTCAATCTGTTTATCAATATCTTTCCCATCTTTCTATTCTTTGGCTTATGGATGTTTCTTACTCGTCGTGGTCCTGCTGGTGGCGGCGTTATGGGTATGGGTAAGTCAAAAGCAAAACTACTCACAGAAAGCAATACCAAGATAACCTTTGAAGATGTTGCTGGTGTAGACCATGCTAAAGACGATTTACAGGAAGTTGTAGAGTTTCTACAAGACCCACATAAGTTTGAAAGACTTGGTGGTAAGATTCCAAAAGGCGTTCTACTCGTTGGTCCTCCAGGTACAGGTAAGACACTATTAGCAAGAGCCGTTGCTGGTGAAGCTGGTGTTCCTTTCTTTAGTATCTCTGGTTCAGACTTTGTTGAAATGTTTGTCGGCGTCGGTGCTTCCCGTGTCCGTGATATGTTTGAACAAGCAAAGAAGAATGCTCCTTGCATTATCTTTATTGATGAGATTGATGCTGTTGGTCGCTCCCGTGCCAATGGTATCAGTGGCAACGATGAAAGAGATCAGACATTGAATGCTATGCTCGTTGAGATGGATGGCTTTGAAACAAACGAAGGTATCATCATTGTAGCAGCAACAAACCGTGTTGATGTTCTCGATCAAGCATTGCTACGCCCAGGTCGTTTTGATAGACAGATCCAAGTTCCGAATCCTGACTTTGTTGGTCGTGAAAAGATTTTGAAAGTTCACACTCGCAAAGTTCCGATTGGTCCTGATGTTGATCTAAAGATTGTAGCAAAAGGAACACCTGGTTTCTCTGGTGCTGATCTTGCTAATCTTGTCAACGAAGCGGCTCTACTAGCGGCAAGACGATCAAAGCGTATTGTTACTAGAATGGAGTTTGAAGATGCCCGTGATAAGATCCTTATGGGTCCAGAGCGTAAGTCACTATTGATGACTGATGAAGAAAAGAGAATGACTGCCTATCACGAAGCTGGTCACGCTCTAGTATCACTCAATATGCCTGGCTCTATTCCTATTCACAAGGCAACAATCATTCCTCGTGGACGTGCATTGGGTATGGTTCAATCTCTACCAGAACGTGATCAAATCTCACAGTCTTATGAAGAGATGATTGCCCAACTAGCAATGGCTATGGGTGGACGAGTTGCTGAAGAGATTATCTTTGGTAATAAGAATGTAACCTCTGGTGCGTCTGGTGATATCCAGATGGCGACTAAACTTGCAAGAGCAATGGTTACACAACTTGGGTTTTCTCCTATTCTTGGTAGAATGGCATACAGTGATCCTAGTGCTGATATGTGGCATTCACCTAAGATTGCTGAGGAAACACAAAAGATTGTTGATAAGGAAGTATTGCGTCTTGTAGAAGAAGGATACGATACCGCAAAGAAAATTATCATTAGAAAGAGAAAAGACCTTGACACACTAGCGAAAGGCCTGCTAGAATATGAAACTCTATCAGGTGAAGAAATCTCAGACTTGTTAGAAGGAAAGATACCAACTAGAGAGTTTTAATGTTAACCTTTCATTATGTCAAGTGGCGCAACTTTCTGTCCGCTGGTAATCAGTGGACAGAAATTTCTTTAGATACACATAAGAACACACTCATTATGGGACACAACGGCTCGGGAAAGTCAACCTTTCTCGATGCCCTTACATTCGTTCTTTTCGGCAAACCTTTTCGTAAAGTTAGTAAAGGTAATGTTGTCAACTCTATCAATCAAAAGAATTGTGAGGTAGAGATTGAGTTTACATCAAGTAACAAAAGATACAAAGTAATCCGTGGTGCAAAGCCTAATGTGTTTGAAATCTTTTGTGAAGGTGTCAAAGTAAATCAAGACGCCGCAGTTAAAGATTACCAAGAGTATCTTGAAAAGTATATTATCAAGATGAACTACAAGTCCTTTACACAGATTGTTATTCTCGGCTCTGCCTCATTCACACCATTTATGCAGTTGTCTTCCAATGATCGTCGTGCCGTCATCGAAGAACTATTGGACATTCAAATCTTTACTGCCATGACTAATGTGATCAAGACACGTTTACAAGTCAATCGTGAAGGTATCGAAAAGAACAAAATCACTCTTACAAGCAAAGAAGAAAATAAAACTTACATTGAACAGACATTGGCCTCATTAAAGGTCAATAATGAAAGTAAAGTTTCCGAATTGCGACTAAAAGAACAAGAACTAAAAGATAGTTTAGTTGCCGAACAAGCTATCATTTCCGACTTAGAAACAAAGAGAGATACCATCATTGAGAAAGGTGCTGATACCTCGGCATTGAAATCAAAGCATAGTAAGCTAATCAGTTTCAAGGCTAAGATGGAAGGTAACATGGATCGGTTTCAAACCGAGGCACATTTTCTAATGGAGAACAATACTTGTCCAACTTGTCATCAGGATATTGATACATCGTTCAAGAATGTTAGACTAGATGAAATAGGAAACAAAACTGGTGAACTTGCTGACGGACTAAATAAGGTTGAAGAACAGATTACTTCAATTCTAGCAGAGATTGAAAAGATAGATGAAATTCTACGAAGCCTCAATCAAATTAAGATGGATCTTTCATCTGCTAAGTCTACCTATAAGCATATTTCTAATAATCTTAATCAAATCATTGAACAGATTGAGTCCTTGGCGTCATCAGATAAAACCACCCAAGAGTCAGAACGACAACTCGAAACCGTCCAATATGATATTTCCACCCTCGAAGAAGAAAAGAAGACCCTTCTAGATGAGCGGACATACATCGACCTCGCTACTACTCTACTCAAAGATGGTGGAATCAAAACTAAGATCATTAAGCAATATCTCCCAATCATCAACAAGCACATCAATAAGTATCTGGCAAAACTTGGTTTCTTCGTCAACTTTAACATTAACGAGTCCTTTGAGGAAACAATCAAATCAAGATACCGAGATGAGTTTTCATACCATAACTTTTCTGAGGGAGAGAAACTAAGAATTGATCTTGCTATTCTACTCACATGGCGTCAGGTTGCCAAGCTAAAGAATAGCGTCAATGTCAATATACTTGTGTTTGATGAGATCCTAGATCGTGCTATGGATACAGCAGGTATAGATGAGTTCATTCGTATTATGTGGGATATAGGTCATGAAGGTGGAAACATCTTTGTTATCTCTCACAAAGATACAATGGTAGATAAGTTCCAAAGAACATTACAATTCCAAAAAGTGAAGAACTTTTCCACCTTGACAAACGATGGCTAGTGTAGTAGAATGTATATCTAACTGAGAGGAATAGTTATGATCACCTACGTTTATAATACACAGTTTGGTTATCAGCAATACAACATCGACAATCTTTGGTTCGGTCTTTCACAGATGGGAGATGTTAATGTTTACCAAGAAACGAATTGAGTTCATTTTTGAATGGGCTTCTACATTCATTCTTCTTTGTGGAGCCGCACTAACATCCTTGAACATCTATCCTGCTAATGTTGTTCTATCACTAGCAGGCAATCTCGGATGGTTGGTTGTTTCACTAATGTGGCGTAAGCCATCACTAATAGTAATCCAGCTAGTGATATCATTCATATATGTTGCTGGTCTTATAGATAAAGGAGTTATCTAATGAGATACAATCACTGGTTTTGGAATAGCAGTTTCATAAATTGGTTGGCAAGTTTTGTCATTCGTGTCAATAACTATCTCTGGAGCAAACAGTATGGCAAAAACTGATTCCAACAAAAATCATTGCTACTCACAAGATTATAATAAGATGATCGCCTTCATACAAGAAGTTGGTAGTTTGAAACTGAAAAAAGACCGTAGCAATGAAATAGCTATAGTTCAAGAATACCTAGAGCAACGTGTCAAAGAAATCAAAGATAGGTGGAAATGATAGATACTATATTAATGGACATTGTGAATGAACAATCAAAAGAACAAGACGTAGCAGTATTACTATCAGGCGGCATTGACTCCATCTCTGTCGCCTTTGCTGCACATAGACTTGGCAAGACATTACATTGCTATACCATGTATGTTGATGATGTCGTTTCTAAAGACGCACAGAACGCCATTGATACAGCAAAAGAGTTTAACTGGGATATCAATATCATTAATGTTCCTACTGTCAATATAGTGGGTGACTTTAAGCATTTGGTATCCCATTATAACTGTCAAAAGAAAACACAGCTAGAATGTACCTGGCCGTTTCTATATGTCTATCCCAATATCAAAGAGAAAGAACTACTGACAGGCTGGGGTGCTGATGGTTGGTATGGTGTATCTAAAAGAGCCTGCCTCCATTTCAAAGAGCCTAAAGAAAAGTTTGATGAGTTCCGCAACGCATACTTTGCCGCTTCTAATCCAGTTGGTGTTAGACAGCAAGAGCAACTATGTGATGAACGTGGTATAAAGTTTATCGCTCCATACTTTGATGATCGTGTCCGAAATTATATGATGCAGTTTGATTGGTATGAGATGAACAGGCCATTCCAGAAAGTGAAAGTCGTCAGTGCCTTTCCTGAGTTCAAGAGAACAAAGGTAAGACGCCACGAGAACCTACAACTAGCAGCAAACATACCTAGTCAGTTTGAGAAACTGCTTGACAATCCCGAAATCAATCTCTATAATAGAAAACGAGTAATTGATCTTGTCCGTGATTGGCAAGACAAAGGAGAGTCGTTATTTTGAAATACAAACCATATACTGTCAAAGATGTGAAGAAGGCTTCCGCTCAAAATAAGTTTTCCGTTATTAGTTGCTTCGCCGGTGGTGGTGGCAGTTCTACTGGCTATCGTCTTGCTGGTGGAAAGATATTATTGATTAATGAATTTGTGGAAGAAGCCATAGCGTCATATAAAAAGAACTATCCTGACACACCTGTTCTAGTTGATGATATCAAGAAATACGCCGGAAAAGACTTTTTAGACAAGGTTAAGCTAAAAGAAGGGGAGTTAGACATCCTCGACGGTTCCCCGCCATGCTCGGCTTTCTCTGTTGCGGGAAAACGGGAGAAAGGTTGGGACAAGACTAAGAGCTATTCTGACGGTAAGACGGTAGAGAATATCGAGGATTTATTCCTAGAGTTTATTCGTGTCGCTAATGAGATTAAGCCAAAGGTCATCGTGGCAGAGAATGTTAAAGGTATCACATTTGGTGAAGCAACTAAGAAGCTAAACGAGTTCATCAAAGCCTTTGAAGGTATTGGTTACTATGTCACATATAGAGTATTGAATGCTGCCGACTTTGGTGTTGCTCAAGGTAGAGAAAGAACAATCTTTATCTGTGTTCGTGAAGATGTAGCAGATGCCATCGGTTTATCGTTTCTCAATTTAGCAGGTATCTTTCCAGATGAGTTTGGTTATCAGATATCAATGGAAGATGCTATTGACGATATAAAGAATGATCCAGAAGAAATCAAAGAGCTAAGAGACTTTTACGAAGGTTCGTTTCAGAAAAAGTTTCTTGACCCAATTCCTTTTAGACCAAAGCGGCATATGAAACCAAGTGACCCTGAGTTTCGTGAATGGAATCCCAAAGCATCTTGCTTCAATATGATTAGACCTGCACCACATCTACCATGTCCAACATTAACACAGCAGGGACAGAAGAAAGGTTTGTCGGGTGTCTTTCATTATGCTGAGAACCGCAAGCTAACAATCAAAGAGCTAAAACGCCTTATGTCATTACCTGAAGATTATGAGTTGACAGGAACATTTGACCAGCAAGCAGAACGCATTGGTCGTATGGTTGCTCCAAAGATGATGGCAGAGGTTGCTAAGTCAATCTATGAGAATGTATTGAAACCATACAATGAGGTATCAAAATGAGTGATTATGATTTTACGTTTGCCCATCGTGACGAAGGCTTTGACAATCACATTGAAAAGTCCATTCGTGGTTATACACACCTACATGACGATGTTGTAAATTTGTCACGGTATTATGTTGAAGATTGGACTAATGTAGTTGATATTGGATCATCAACTGGCAAGACGATTGAGGCAATGGCGATACAGAATGAAACTATTGCTCCTTCTGCCACATACATTGGTGTAGAGGTTGCTACAGGCTTCAAGAATGATATGGAGAAACGCTTTACATTTCTACGTGATAAATTTCCAGAAACATCTTTTGAGTTTGAGTTTTCCGATATTAGAAGCTATACCTTTTACAATTGTTCACTTGTAACATCTCTCTTTACTTTACAGTTCATGCCACCAAAAGACCGTGAAGAGGTTATCAGTAACATCTACGAAGGACTAAATCCTGGTGGAGCTTTCATCTTTGCTGAAAAGACTGTGGCAGATACAGGTCGCTTTCAAGATATGTTCACCTTTATGTTCTATGATTACAAGCGCAAGTCTTTCACCGAGAAAGATATCATGGACAAAGAAGTCACACTCCGCAATATGCTAAAGCCAAACACATGGAATGAATTGACTGATATGTTACGTTCCGCAGGTTTCAAGAATGTTCAACCGTTCTGGAGAAACTTTCTTTTCGTCGGCGCTATCGCTACCAAGTGAGGAAACTATGAAATATTTTGATTTCTACAAACTGGAAAACATGTGGTCAAACGTCGAACCATTCCTGATCGTGTTTACAATCTATGCGATAATCTTCCTGGTATCGTATCTATACAGTCGGTTTCCTCGCTAAATCATTGATTCCATTAGCCCTTGACAAACCAGCCACGATTTGCTATACTTATCAAAATCGTGAAAGGAAAGTTTATGTCGGTCAATCAAACCTCGATGCTTGCCAAGTTGCTTGCTACTGAAAATATTACAGTCCAGCAACAACCTAATATCAAAACAGCAATGTTTGATTTGCGTAACCGTGTTCTTATGCTTCCTATTTGGCAGGGCATCTCCCGTGACCTTGAAGACTTATTGATTGTCCATGAGACTGGTCACGCCCTTGATACACCACATGCCGATGAATATGTGGCTGCGGTAGACAAACTTACTGCTAAAGTTTTCCCTAACGAAAAAGTTTCCGAAACACTTAAAAAGACCGTTCAAGGTTTCTTTAATGTTATTGAAGACGCACGTATTGATAAGCGCCAGAAACGCCGTTATCCAGGTTCACGTAAAAACTATTTGATCGGTTACAAAGAACTGGTCGACCGTGATTTCTTTGGTACAGCCAATCGTGATATCAACACCATGAACTTTATTGACCGCTTGAACCTATACTTCAAGGGTGGTAACATTCATTTCAATATCACATTCACTCCCGAAGAAAAAGTCCTTCTCAATAAAGTTGAAAAGGCTGAAACCTTTGCTGATGTGGAACTCTTGACCGAAGAGATTTATATCTACTGCAAACAGAAACTTGAAGAACAGCAAGAGATGGAAATGGATCTTGTTGCTGAGGAAAGCGAGGATGAAGATGATGATATTGATGGTAACGATTTTGATGATGATGGTGACGAGTCAGATATTGAAACCGATGATGAAGCCAGTTCCAGTCAAGGCAAAGCCGAACAAGGCGAAGGTGATCTAGCACCAACGTCCTCTTCTGGTGAAGGTGGTGCTCCATCTGATCTTCCTGCTAATGCTCCTGTATCACGTACCGATGAAACATGGCAGAAGAAATCCGAAGAGATTGTTAAAAACGAAAATACCGTTTTCGTTTACGTTAAACAACCTCTTGTCAATTGGGATAAAGCTGTCCACGATTACAAAACGGTTCTTGCTGAATGGCGTCAATCAATTGGCAATCGTCAAGGCTGGTATGTCTTTACTCAGGAAGAGTTTGATCATGCTCGTAGGGAATTGACTGAATGGAAATTGAAAGAAAAAGAAACTATCTCTTTCCTTGTCAAGGAGTTTGAACAGCGCAAGGCTGCCGAGCTTTATGCTAAAATCAGTATCGCCAAGACTGGTGTTATTGATACAAACAAACTTCATACCTACAAGTATAGTGAAGATATCTTCCGCCGTGTTGCTACTGTGCCACAGGGTAAGAACCATGGCTTTGTTATGTTTCTTGATTGGTCTGGTTCAATGACCTACAATCTAAAGAACACAATGAAACAATTGTTTTCCCTCTGCCTATTCTGCAAACAGATTGGTGTTCCTTTCGAGGTCTATGCTTTCAAAGATAGTAATGCTGATCATCCTTTCTCCGCTCTCAACGGTGATAATGTGATTGGTACTGGTAATGTTGTCCTACGCAACTTTCTCTCTTCACGTATGAAGACCGAAGAGTTTAACTTTGCTATGACCTGTTTGTGGCATCTTGGTAATGGTGGTAACATTCACTGTGATGGTCTTGGTGGTACGCCTTTGAATGAAGCATTGATGATTGCTCCTAAAATCATCAACGATTTCAAGGCTCGTAACAAAGTTGAAATCACCAACGTGATTGTTCTTTCCGATGGTGAGTCCAATCCATCATCTGGTATCAAAAATGAAACTACTCCACGTGTTCACGGTCAGAACCGTAAGTATTTCTATGTTGATCCAACAACTCGCAAGACTTATGATTGGCAATCTTATGGTTGGGGTCCTCATGGTAACACCAGCACATTACTCCGTATCCTAAAAGATAGCACTGGTTGTAATCTTGTAGGCTTCTATCTTTATGATCGTTCCTTCAAGCGTCTAAATTCCGAGTTTAACATCTCAAACTATAACCCAGAGGCTTTTCTCAAAGCCCGCAAGTATTGGAATGAGAACAAATACTATCCTGTTCGGAGTGCTGGTTATGATGAATATTACATCATTGACTCCAATGCTCTCCGTAACACAAAGAACGAGTTGGAGATTGATAACTCTGGTGATAAGAAGATGACCACTAAAAAGATGGTTTCCGCTTTCACCAAGTTCACTCAAAAGAAGACTGTAAACAGAGTTCTTCTTCGTCAATTCTCGGAAAGAATAGCTGGTCATTCTAAAAAGGTTGCTTAGAAAACAATAACTTATGAGGGGGTTGACATCTCCCTCATAACCTACTATAATATATCCATAATCGAAAAACGTGAAAGGTATGTTCGATATGTCAAGTTCCCGTTCAGAATTCCTCGACAAGGTTCGCTTTGAGCTTGGTGCGGTTCGCCAAATCAATCGTTCCCAGATTAAAACTATCTGTGATAAATATGATCTTCCGTTTCCTACGTGGTTGCGTAAAGATCCAACTCGCCAGATTGCTCGTGGCGTTTATGCTATTACTGAAAATGGTGTTGATGCAGCACCTGTTGTTATTGCACCTAAGCCAGTCAAGGCTAAGGCTGCTAAGATTGTAACCGAGCCTGCTGTTAAAGTTGCTATGGTTGCTCCTTCGGTTGTTTCTACCGATGCTGAGGTTTCTCTCGTTCCTGAAAAGGCTTCTGGTTATGTTCCGTTCGGTCATTTCAATGATGTCCGTTCTATCATCAAATCTAAAAAGTTTTATCCTACTTACATTACTGGTCTGTCTGGTAATGGTAAGACAATGATGATTGAACAGATTTGCGCTTCCGAAAAGCGTGAAATGGTCCGTGTCAACATTACAATTGAGACTGATGAAGATGACCTTATTGGTGGTTTCCGACTTGTCAATGGTGAAACAGTATGGCAGGACGGTCCTGTTATTACTGCTATGTCTCGTGGTGCCGTATTACTACTGGACGAGGTTGATCTCGGTTCCAATAAACTTATGTGCCTCCAGCCAGTGCTTGAAGGTAAAGCAGTTTACTTGAAAAAGACCAATCGGGTTGTTCATCCGACTACTGGTTTCAATGTTATTGCTACTGCTAACACCAAGGGTAAAGGTTCTGACGATGGTCGGTTCATCGGTACCAACGTTATGAATGAAGCGTTCCTTGAGCGTTTCAGCATTACAATGGAACAAGAATATCCTGCCTCAAAAGTTGAGTCAAAGATCCTTAGTAATGTTCTTGGTGCTTCTGGTATCAACAACCCAGAGTTTGTTGACAAGTTGGTTACTTGGGCAGATGTTATCCGCAAGTCTTTCTATGAAGGTGCTTTGTCAGAAATCATCTCTACCCGTCGTCTGGTTCATATCTGTGAAGCGTTCGCTATCTTCAACCAAAACAAGATGAAGGCTATTGAACTTTGCCTTAATCGTTTTGATGTTGATACAAAAAATTCATTCCTCGAACTTTACAAAAAAGTTGATGAAACAGTTGAACCTATTGATGCTGTTGGTGCTCCTGCTGAGGGTACCGATACTCCTATCAGTTATGTCTTTTAACCCTTGACATTCCCGAATACCTGTGTATAATATAATGGTGTTGGTGGTTATACACAGGTCCTTTCCTTTCACGACCACCAACACCGATAACTTAAAATGGAGTAAATATATAATGGCTACTAAGACGCAAATGGAAAAGATTGAAACAGTCCTCCGTAAGCACACAAAGGGTGCGGGTATTACCGCTACTCGTCTTGCCAACCTTGCTAAGGTTCCTTATGAGAACGTTGGTAAGCGTATCTATGACCTACGTGAGACTTACACAATCTATACCAACTATCGCAATGTTGATGGTAAGCGCACCGCTTTCTACCGCTTTGCTGGCTAATAAAATATAGCACACTATATAAGAGCGTGGCACCTGTAATGGGTGCTGCGCTTTTGTCGTATGGAGAATAATATGGAAATCAAAATTTCAACCGATGACTTGAGAAAGAAAAAGCTGTTTGTCGCCACACCTTGTTATGGTGGACAGTGCCTTGGTCTTTATGCTAAAGCCTGTCTTGATCTTCAAGCTATCTGCATTCAGTATGGTATCGAGTGCCGCTTCTCATTTATCTTTAACGAGTCCTTAATCACCAGAGCAAGAAATTATCTTGTTGATGAGTTCCTTCGCTCAGGTTGTTCACATCTACTATTCATCGATGCTGATATCAATTTCAATCCACAGGATGTTCTAGCACTCTTGGCACTTGATCGTGATATCATCGGTGGACCTTATCCTAAGAAATCAATCAACTGGTCAAACATCGTCAATGCCATTCAGAAGAATAGCACGGTTGATGGTGACAAGATTAAGTTGCGTGATGGCTTCAATGCTAATGAACTAGACCAGATCACAGGTGACTTTGTGTTCAATCCAGTTCCTGGTACAACATCTTTCCGTGTAACAGAGCCAGTCGAGGTTATGGAGATTGGTACAGGTTACATGATGGTCAAGCGTGAAGTGTTTGACAAGTTCAAGGAAGCATATCCTGAATTGAACTATAAACCAGATCATATTGGTCAGGCTAACTTTGATGGTTCAAGATACATTCATGCTTTCTTTGATACTGTAATTGATCCAGAGTCCCATCGTTACCTTTCAGAAGACTATATGTTCTGTCAGTGGTCACGCAAGATCGGTATCAAGATTTGGCTATGCCCATGGATGAAGACAACTCACGTTGGTACATATGGCTTCCAGGGTGACCTTCCAGCCGTAGCAGCATTGAGCGGTAACCTACGATGATAATTGGACTTGTCGGTTTCATCGGTTCCGGCAAGGGCAGTGTTGGTGATATCCTAGTTAGAGAACATGGGTATCACCAGTTTGCTTTCGCTGATGCATTGAAAGATGCTGTTGCACAAATCTTTGTATGGCCTCGTGGCTTACTTGAAGGTGATAGTAACGCCTCAAGAGCTTTTCGTGAGCGTGTCGATCCTTGGTGGTCACACAAGTTTGGTTACGAAGTCACACCGAGATTAATTTTACAAAAGTTTGGCACAGAAGCATGTCGGCACGGTATCGCAGATAACATCTGGATTGCGGCTTTAGAAAAACGCATTCAGGGATATGAAGATGTGGTTATCACTGACGTTCGGTTTCCTAATGAAATCGCTTTTGTTCGGAGTGTCGGCGGTGCCATTGTTCGTGTCAAAAGAGGACTCGATCCATCACCTGATGAACTTTCCAAGTTACACATATCTGAAACAGCTTGGAATGATACCGTTCCTGATTACATGATAGTAAATGAAGGAACATTAGAAGACCTGAAAAATAATATCAAATCAACATTGACATTAGAAGAGAAACGCATTACAATAATGCATCATCCAGTTTGACACAGGAGTATATAATGAAACTAAGTGATAATACCGTAGCGGTGCTAAAGAACTTTGCCTCTATCAATAGTGGTGTTGTTCTCGGTGCTGGCAAAACACAGAAGACTATTTCCCCAGAAAAATCTATCCTCGTTGAAGCAACCGTAGAAGATGATATTCCATCAGAGTTTGGTATCTATGACCTGAACCAGTTTCTTGGCAATCTTACCACTCTGCGTAATCCAGAACTAACATTCAACAAAGAGGCTGTTACATTAGATGATGGTGAACTATCTTTTGACTATCGTGCTTGTTCTGCCAACCTAATCATTACACCACCAGATAAAGAACTTGTTCTAAAGAGTGTAGATGTTAAGTTCTCATTACCAAATGAAACATTACAGAAGCTAATCAAAGTTGCTACAATGAATGGTCTTCCTAATCTTTCTGTTGTTGGTAAGAACGGAGAATTGCTTTTGAAGATCCATGAGCGGGCAAACGATACATCTAACAGTGGTACAATCAAGATCGGTGAATATGCTGGTCAAGACTTTACCGCTTCATTCAAGACAGATAATCTCAAGCTGCTTCCTAATGATTACAACGTTGAAATTCAGAAGGGCGCATTTGCCAAGTTTGAGAATGCTTCCAATACACTGAAATACTTTATTGCTTTGGAGACAAAATGATGGGAAGGACATTCGATCTAGCATATCTTATGTTGATGGGAGCATTGCTAATCTTTTTGCTTGGTGATGTGTATGTTGGATTTCAAGAGGCTGCTTGGAGAGATAGATGTAGAGATGCTGGTGGCATTCCAGCTTCTCATGTTGTTTGTATCAATCCTGGCGCAGTAATCGAGGTGAACTAATGAGTATGATCGGACATAATTCTCCAACGATGAACATCGAGGCTCTTTCAGCCGAAGATAAGAAAGTCCTACGTAAGGCTATCATTGAATTGAATGATAGTATGACACGGGCTGGAGCCGAGAGAGAACTACAGAAAGAAATCCTTACAGAAACAAATGGTAAACTAGGTGTTGATAAGCGTCTCATTCGTCGTATGGCCAAAGCCTATTTCAAGGCTAACTTTAACGAAGAGATTGAAGAGAACAACACCTTTGAATCTTTCTATGATGAGGTTATGAGAAAGACGGCTTCTTAATGAGTGAATATCTTTTCGTGGAACGATACCGTCCTCACAAAATTGAGGATTGTATTTTGCCTGATCGCTTGAAGAAAGTGTTTCAGGAGTATGTGACAAAGGGTGATATCCCTAATCTGATGCTAACAGGTACGGCTGGCTGTGGCAAAACCACAGTCGCCAAAGCAATGTGTGAAGAGATCGGTTGTAACTTTCTATTCATCAATAGTTCTGATGAAAGAGGTATTGATACTCTTCGCACAAAGATCAAAGGCTATGCTTCTACAGTTTCATTGACTGGCGGCCGTAAGGTTATCATTCTTGATGAGGCTGATTATCTTACACCAGAAGCACAGGCAGGCTTGCGTGGTGCGATTGAAGAGTTTAGTGAGAATTGTTCTTTCATCTTCACTTGTAACTTTAAAGCCCGCTTGATTGATGCTCTACATTCTCGTTGTTCCGTCATTGACTTTGCTTTGAAAGGTGATGAAAAGGCAAAGATGGCAGCACAGATGTTTAAGCGCCTTGCCAACATTCTTACTGAAGAAAGTATTACATATGACAAAGATGTATTGGGAAAGATTGTCCAACGCTACTTCCCAGACTATCGTAGGACTCTTAACGAGTTGCAAAGGTATTCTACTTCTGGAAACATTGATGCTGGTGTTCTTAGTCAAGTTGAATCAGTAAGAAAACTTGATGATCTAATCAAGGCTCTCAAGGATAAAGACTTTTCAACCATGCGTAAATGGGTTGTTAATAACTCTGACATTGACCAGAGCCGTATCTTTAGATCGATCTATGATAACCTTTGTGTGTATCTAAAAGCCGAGAGTGTTCCAATGGCTGTGGTTACTCTTGCCAAGTATCAGTATCAATCAGCCTTCGTCGCCGATCAAGAGTTGAACTTGGTCGCATGTCTAACTGAATTGATGGTTGAATGTGAGGTGAAGTGATGGCTAAACTAGAATGGAATAAAGTAAATCAACCAAATGGTATAGAATGGGGATCGAGACCATCCTCTGATGTTAGAATATCAAAAAAACTTAAACATATCTATGAACGTCAGCAAGACAATGTAGGCAAATATAAGAAGTCTTATGTTAATGTAGCATATGAAAATAGTCCTTTTGATACAAATGAAGAGTTTGAAAACTCAATTCGTAAATCTATAACTGAAAATCAAGAGAAAGAACTGAATGGAGAAAAAATTAATGGTTATGTAAAACTTACAGGTGGTAAGTATAGACACTTTAACTATAAAGATGTTTGGGATGCAGATCCTGATTACGTTCTTTGGTTATTTTGGAATACACCACATGAGTTTATCAGAAGTCAGATATTGAAATCTGTGCCGATATCTGAAAACCTTGATCTCTATTTCAAAAAGTTTGAGATGCCTAATGTTAAAAAGATTCCTTCTCAACCTTCATGGTGGCAGTATTGACCGATCTCTTCAAAGAAATCATTCCATCGATTCTACATAATAAGAACTATGTTCTAGATAACGAAAAAGACTACCATGCTTTCGTAGTGAATCGGGCTCTCTCGTTTCACTACGATTGTGTTTTTCAATCTAATGAGATGAACAAGTATCCAGGTTTATCAGCCACCCTTCAATATCAGTATTTACTAAATACCATCAGAGGCTATAAACGCCCTTTTCGTAAATGGGAAAAGCGTGAAACCATTGATGACCTAGAAGCCGTAAAAGAATACTATAACTATTCATATGAGAAGGCTAAAGAGGTATTGGTTTTACTGAGTAATGCCCAAAAAGAAGAAATAAGAAAAGCAATAGACAAAGGTGGCAAAGATGACAGTAAACCTAGAAGAGTTCGTGGAAGTTAAACTTCCTGATCCTCAGGCCTTTCTTAAAGTGAAAGAGACGCTAACACGTATTGGAGTTGCGTCAAAGAAAGACAAGACACTCTATCAGTCATGTCATATTCTACACAAGCAAGGCCACTACTATCTTGTTCATTTCAAAGAAATGTTCATGCTTGATGGCAAGCCAACAGACTTTTCAGAAGAAGATCGTGGTAGAAGAAATACCATCGCCAATCTTCTAGCTGAATGGGGATTGGTTTCACTAGTTGATAAGAGCAAATCAGAAGAACCATTAACACCTCTTAACCGTATCAAGATTATCTCTTACGGTGAGAAGAGTGAGTGGAACTTGGTTGCTAAGTATTCACTAGGTAAGAAAAGGTTTTCAGATACAGAATAGAAAGTGAGTTTGTTATGACTACATTGAAAATTTGGAAAACACATCCCAACATTACAATTCCTAAACATCAAACCGAACAGTCGGCTTGTTTTGATCTAGCATTTCAAGGATCAGGCAAGCGAGACTATAATGGCTATTCACATATGAATAAGCCATTTGCTAGACCTATGAATGCTGCTATTAGCATTGCTCCTGGTGAGCGAGTTCTAGTGCCTACTGGTTGTATCATGGATATCCCAGAAGGCTACTCAGTTCGCATCCACGCTCGTTCTGGTACATCTTTAAAGCAAGGTCTCGTTCTTGCTAATGCTGAAGGTGTTATTGATTCCGATTATGTTGAAGAAGTGTTTGTTATGCTTCACAACATCTCCGGTAATGCTGTTACAATCAATCATGGTGATCGTGTAGCACAAGCCGAGTTGGTTAAGAATGTAGAATATACAGTAGAAGAAACACCAGCGAGACCGCTACACAAGACAAAGCGCCAAGGTGGATTTGGTTCTACAGGTATCACTACAAAAGAGAATATGGTCGTCATAAATATTCCAGAAGCAAAGGAAGTCAAAGCAGAGACTTCGACTCCTGTTAAACGTGGTCGAGGTAGACCAAAAGGATCAACTAAGAAGAAATGAGTGGATTTCCAATTCATCTTGTAAGCATGTTGAGAATGTGTGGGGCATCTACATTGCCTCTACCTATTCCAATAAACAACATCTTCATCGGCGCTCAAATGCTGATGCCAGCTACACAAGGTGGATTAGATAGTCATAATCTTTTAGGAGCATTACAAGCATTATCGGGTAGTAATGTTAATTTAGGACCGATGCAGATACCAGCGATTGCTGCTATCAAAGATATGGCTTCACCTGATATTCTGGGTTTAATACCTCACGTAACAGGTTTGCCGATACCGGTTCAAGGTGAGAATACAGTTCGCATAGGTTCTGGGAGTGCCGCTGCTGGTCTTGGTATGATGCAGCAACTCGGACTCGGTAACTTTGGTGCATTAAATATTGGTGAACTAGTTTCTGTTGCTGGCACTGTCATGGGCACGGTTCAAAACTTTACTGGTATTGGTGGTGGAGCCGCAGTAGCACAGCTAGGTAATTTACAAGGCGCACCAATTGGTCCAGGTACCACAGTAGTTGGTCAGACATCGGGTTACTCATTTACTTTTGCTAACTATTTTGATACAAGAGTAATGACAGGAGACTATGCTTATCCTGCGATAGAGTCGGTATCAGACGCATTGGTTCAAGATGATGGACAATACATAGTAATACAAGATTACATAGATTTTTATCCAACAATGAATTTAACAGCATCGGTGATAACACAATGACAGTATCAATAGCAAACATGGCTCAGGTATGGATGAGCAATACTAATACCTACAATGGTATTGCTATGAGCATTTCAACTATGGGTTTTGGTGCCAATGCTAGTTCAAGACTTTTTAAATTGAATGTTGATGGTAATACAAAGTTTGACATTGATGCTAATGGTCGTGTCTCAGCAATAGATATCGTTGCTAATACAGTATCAGTCAATACTATCATTGCTCTATCATCAGCAAACGCAATTACAACAGGATCTCTTATCGCAAATACAGTAACGGTTAATAATACATTAACAGTTACAGGTAATACAACTTCCGGTAATGTGACAGCAACAAATGTTGTTCGGGCGAGTAGAATTGCAGCAACCTCAAGTTTTGCTGCTCCTGGTGTTGCTGTTCAATTAGTGTATAATCGTGTTGACTCAAAAGATGTTTATAGTTTTGCCACTGCTGGATCTACAGGAGCCTATATTACATCACTCAATACAACAATAACACCAAGATCAGCTACAAGTAATGTATTAGTTACTTATTGTATAAGTTATGAAGTGGTTCACGATACTATCTTTAGATTATACCGAAGTGTCGGCGGCGTTGATACGATGATTGGTACTAATACCACAGATGCTAATTATTGGTCGGGTGTTTGGAATCCTGGTTATGATGCGGATAATGCTTCTACGCCTATGACAACTACTTTTATGTATTTGGATTCACCTGCGACCACATCAGCAATAACTTATAAATTAATGATACAATCAGCAGGAACTGGTGCCTCTTCATTCTATTTAAATCGAACAATCAATTCCGCAGGACAAGGTAGTTATGAGGTTGCTATCTCTCAGGTATTCTTACAGGAAATTGCACAATAACCCTTGACAAATATATGACAATTACTATATAATGTAATGACGGTAGCCGAAAGGTATCGTCGTTATATCTCGCTTAATAGGAGAACAACATGAACGCATTTAGAGAATTTAATAACAATCTATACAAGAACGCTATCGGTTTCGAGACTATCTTTGATCGACTCCGTGAAGCATCAGAAGCCCTGCCTAAGATTCCAGCATACCCACCATACAACATCAAGAAGGTCGATGATGAACATTTCGTGATTGAAATGGCTGTGGCTGGCTTTGGTAAGACTGATCTTGATATTGAATTGAAAGATGACACACTGACAGTAACAGGTAAACACGATGCCACTGATAATGATTACATCTATCAAGGTATCGCCAATCGTGCCTTTACTCGCCAGTTTACACTTGCTGACACTGTAGTGGTAAAGAATGCGGAGTTAGTCAATGGTCTACTTAAAATTGCTCTTGAACGTTTTATCCCCGAAGAGAAGAAAGCCAAGAAAATCGACATCTTGGATCCGTTCGGTGTTCAGGAGACGACCAAACACCTACTCACTGAGGGCACAAAAGCGTGGACTCAGGGACTACAGAAAATCGCTGATACAATGACACCTAAATAAGTATAACATGGACGGGGCCTCTGTTATCAAGCCCCGTTCTTCTTTATGAGGTTATTATGAAACTAGTGATTGAAAAACCCGTTACTGTAATCACGCCTACTATTGGATCATCAAAACTTATTGACGCTGTAGAAAGTGTTAGTAATCAGACATACAAGTGTAATCATCTCATTGTTATTGATGGTCGTGAATACGCTACACCAGTATATGAACAACTTGGGCAACCCGATCGATCAGGAACACAGATTGTCATTGCTCCAGAGAACACTGGCAAGACTGGCGGCAACTTTTATGGTCATCGTATCTATGCTGCTTATCCACATCTAATCAATTCGGATTACATTCTCTTCCTTGATGAAGACAACTGGTATGAGCCTAATCATGTTCAAACACTTATCGAAACAATCGAAAGTAAGAACCTCGATTTTTCTTTCTCCCTCCGTAAGATTTTCAACCCTGAGCGGACGTATCTATTGGACGACAATTGTGAAAGTCTCGGTAAATGGCCGATTTTCATGTCACGCCACTCACCGCACGGACCACAATACCTAATCGATACATCATCATTCTGTTTCAAGAGAGAGTTTATCCAAAAGACTTGTCATCTCTGGCATTCTGGTTGGGGTGGTGATCGTATGTTTCTTCATGCTGTTAAAGATCAAGCTAAGTTTGATACAAACGGTAAACATACACTATGCTATCGTTTAGATGGTAATCCTAATTCAGTAACAAAAGAGTTTTTCGAGACAGGTAACAAAACACAACAAGCATATTATGAAGGGAAGTATCCATGGCTAAAGACCTAATCATAGGCGGAGCCAGTAACTACAATTGGAATCAGTTGCGTTATTGGGTCAATTCAATCAAGAAGACTGGTTTCAAAGGTGACATTGTTTTAGTTGCTACAAACATGTCAGGCGATACAGTAAAGAAACTTGTGGAAGAAGATGTAAAAGTTTATGCTTATGGCAATCGTACCGAAGATGGTGGCATTGCTAAAACAGAAAACAACATTCCTCCACATGTAGAACGTTTCATTTTCATCTGGGATTTCCTACGCAAGAACAAAGATGAATACCGTTTTGTCACCGTCACTGATACCCGTGATGTTATCTTTCAGAAAGATCCAACAGAATTTCTTGAAAGCAAGTTGTTGTATGGTGCGGCATCTATGGTGTGTGCCTCAGAAGGATTGGCATACAAAGATGAGCCGTGGGGTAGTAAAAATCTACTTGACACATTCGGTCCATTGGTGTATGATGAGTTGAAAGATAAGTTGATTTACAATGTAGGAACAATTGCTGGATTTGCTGATGAGGTTAGAGACCTTCTAATTCAGATTTTCTTTCAGTCAGTCAATCGTCCTATTCCTATTGTTGACCAGGCTGTGTTCAACTTTATCATTAGCATGGCTGCTTATGAATTGGAGATTATTAGAACAAGTAATGAGAGTGGTTGGGCTGTTCAACTTGGAACGACACTAGAAGCAATCAAAGCTGGTGCTGGTGACATTGGACAGATTGTTAGACAAGACCCGTCTAAACTTGACGAATATATAAAAGTGTATAAAGACACACAGCCTATCATAAAAGATGACCTTGTGACAAACGAATACATACCTTTCACGATTGTCCATCAATGGGATCGTGTTCCTGCTATTAGAGACCTTGTTGAGAAAGTATATGGTGATGGAAAATGCGAGGAAGTGATAACTCTAAAAACACACTAAGACTAGGCTTTGCTGATACCTTTGATGGTGCCAAAGAATATTTTACTAGTCTGTTATCAAAACGATTTGAGATAGTCCGGGACGATGAGCGCCCGGATTATCTTATATTTGGTGATAGAAACTTTGGTGAAAGTAATCTAAGATATCAGAATTGTGTTCGTATCTTCTACACAGGTGAGAACCAGCGTCCGTCTGATTACAGATGTAACTTTTCTATTTCATTTGACCATCCTACAACAAGTAGAATGTTTCGTTTGCCTCTCTATCTAATCTATGAGTTTGACCATAAGATTTGGCAGAATAGAGAAGCAAGACATGAGGATGATTTCAACACAAAAAAGTTCTGTTCATTTGTTGTAAAGAATCCTGGATGTAAGTATCGTAACGATTACTTCGGCATTCTATCAAAGGTTGATCAGGTAGATTCCGCTGGTCCTCTATTCAATAATATGTATGAAGGATGGCGGCCTGAAAGCGTTGCTGAAAAAGTAAAGTTTATGAGCAAGTATCGTTTCAATCTTTGCTTTGAGAATAGTTCTTATCCTGGCTACTGTACCGAGAAACTATTTGAGGCTCTTTGTGCTAAGACTGTTCCAATCTATTGGGGTAGTCCAACTGCGGCACTAGATTTCAATCCAAGAGCATTCATTAACCGTTATGACTATTCTAGCGAACAAGAGTTCTTTGATGCTATCATTAGACTACATACTAACAAGGACGCATACAACCAATACTATCTACAGCCTATGTTTAGAGATGATGAGTTTATCAGAAACTTCAATCCTGATAACTTCCTAGATTGGTTTCAACAAAATGTATATCAAGGTGTGATCAACAAATGAATAAAGCCCTAATCATTACTCCCACAGGTCGTCCGATCTACTTTCATGAAGATTATGATAAAGATAATCATTGGCGCTATACAAAGCCAGAACGCACATATGAAACTTGTGTGGTAGTCTATAATGACTTTCAGCCAGAACCAGGAACATATGACTACATAATTCGCCGTAAAGGTCTAAAGTGGAATCTTGCTCCTGAAGTTTCAAAGATTATCAACTGGGAAGATTATGATTACATTGGTGTATGGGATGATGATTATGCTACCGACATTCAGTCAATCAACAAGTCACTAGCATATGCTCGGCGTTATGATTTCAGATTGTTTCAACAATCAACAACCTCATTTCAGACATATGATTGCCTCAAGCATAACCCAGAGTTTGCTTTTACAGAAACTAACTTTATTGAACTAGGTGTGCCATTCTTTCGTAATGATATCTATCGTAAGGTTCTTCGTTTTTTAGACGCATACAGATATGAAGCATCGGATTGGGGTATTGATAAAGTCTTATGCTATTATTTACAAGCATCTGCCCATGTTGTCCATGAAACAACTGTTAGACATATGCTGCCTGATGAAAGCACATACAATAAAGAAGACGGTTTCAGAGAGATGGAATATCTCATGCGAGAGTTCTTTCCGAAGTATATGAAAGAGAACTTTGGTTTGGACTATCAGTATTCAGATGTTCAACAGACGATAAGGGCTTATAAAAATGGGTAATATGACACGATACATCAATTGGATGGAAGTGACACAACAGTATAATAGAGGTCTACCTTTTAATCACGTAGTTATTGATGATTTCTTTTTGCCACACGTAGCAGAACAATTGGCTAATGAGTTTCCAGATTACAACGATCCTTCTCTTGGCTACTATAACAATGCTATTGAGAACAAGAAAGTCTTCAACAAATGGGACAAGTTTCCTAAGCTAACGTATCAAGTATTCACTATGCTTGGTCGTTTCAACTTTCTGTTTAATGTCAGAGGTCTTATTGGCAATCCCAATACAACTGAGTTATGGATGGATTATGGTCTGAATGGTGGTGGATGGCATATGCATACCAAAGGTGGCAAGAACAATGTTCACCTTGATTACAACATTCATCCTAAACTTGGTGAACAGCGCAAACTGAACATCATTATCTATATGACGCCAGACTGGAAGACAGAATGGGAAGGCGGCCTAGAGCTATGGACACACGATTCAGAAAAGAGACGCCCGAAGAATTTGGTAAAGACAGTTGAAAACAAATTCAATCGTGCCGTTATCTTTGACACAACACAGAATAGCTGGCATGGTCTTCCTAAAGAACTAAAGTGTCCAGAAGGTGTTGTTCGCAAATCTCTTGCTGCTTACTATGTTCAGCCTGCTCCTGTTGGTGCTGATCCTCGTGGTAAAGCATTGTTTGCTCCTACAAAAGAACAAGAAGGTAATCCAGAGATTGAGCAACTAATCCGAGATAGATCCAATGTTGCTACGGCAGACAAGTTTCATGCAGGAGACAAATAATGGAAGAGACTGATGTAGTATTCTTCATCAATAGTGCTATGAATGTGACTGGTCGTTCCCTCTACTCTAATGATGTTAGATGGGAACAGACACAAGAGACCATTTTATCTATTGACAAACAGGTACCAAATAATATAAAATACTTAATTGATGGATCTTATCTACCTATCGAGGAAGAGAAACTTGACTGGTTGAAAGATCATGGTGTTCGTATGGCTTTCACAGGTCATATTCCTGGTATTGCTGAGATATCACAGAACATCGCTCAGTATGGTATTGGTAATAGTATTGCCGAAACTCGTTCTATGTTTCTGTTTGTTTCTACTTTTCTAGAGACAGAGTATAAGAACATCAAGGCAAAGCGTATCTGTAAGTTATCTGGTAGGTATAAGATTAATGAAAACTTTAAGTGGAGTGATCCTGCTTATGAAAACAAGTATGTCTTTGTGAAGCATCACCCATCAAATAGTCCTGTGAAAGATCAAATCGGTCTTACAGGTTTGTTTGTTGTGCGTTGCTGGCACATGGATTATGCTCTACTAGATAACTACAGAGAGGTTATCAGAAACATTGCTGCCGATTGCGCCAGTCTCGGTATCGATGCTGAAAACTCTTATTACAAAAACATTCCTAAAGATTTACTTTATGAAGTGGAAAAGATTGGCGTAGAAGGTTATGTCTCACCCGTGGGAGTCTATGAAAATGAGTAAAACACTATTGGTTACAGGTGGTGCCGGGTTTATCGGTCACCACGTTATTGACTTGTTCCTTCAGAAAACTGATTGGAACATTGTATCGTTAGATCGCCTAGATTACTCTGGCAATCTAAATCGTCTTGATGATGTTGTTCGTCGTTATGATGTGGCAACACGCAAGAGAGTAAAAGTTGTGTATGGTGATCTTCGTGCCGAAGTTACATCATTACAGCAAAACTTTATTGGTGATGTTGATTACATCTTACACATGGCAGCGTCGTCACACGTTGACCGCTCTATTGAAGATCCAATGTCATTCGTTATGGACAATGTTGTCGGCACAGTAAATATTCTAAACTTTGCCCGCAAATGTTCCAATCTAAAGAGGTTCGTCTATTTCAGCACCGACGAAGTATTCGGTCCTGCTCCTGGTACAATTACATATGGAGAACGTGATCGTTACAACTCAACTAATCCTTATTCGGCGTCTAAGGCTGCTGGTGAAGAGATGTGTGTTTCGTTCGAGAACACATACAAGTTGCCTATCTTCATTACACATACAATGAATGTCTTTGGTCAGCGTCAGCATCCAGAGAAGTTCTTACCAATGTGTATTCGTAAGGTTCGCAATGAAGAAACTGTTACGATCCATTCAGATCCATCAAAGACTGTTCCTGGTTCACGTTTCTATATTCATGCGGCTGATGTTGCTGATGCTATGTATTTCCTACTACATCTATCACCAGAGCAGGTTGCTAAAGTTCATGAGCCTGATTATGGTGGAGCTAAGTGTCCTAAGTTCAATGTTGTTGGTAAAGAAGAAATCAACAATCTAGAACTAGCTAAGTATGTTGCTGGCGCAGAAGGCAAAGAACTAAACTATGAAATGGTTGACTTCCATTCTTCACGTCCAGGTCATGACTTGCGTTATGGTCTATCAGGTGAGTATATGAAATCACTTGGTTGGGAACCGAAATATACATTGCGTGAGCGTATCAAAGAAGTGGTCGACTGGTCACTTGCTAACCCAGAATGGATTGAGGTGACAGAATGAGTAACGGTGTAACATATACAATTATTGATCCTATGCCAGACCCACAATGGGTATCTGGTAAAGATGTTCTTCCATTACTAAAGGACTTTGTTAATCCTGTTGGTATTGAAATCGGTGTTGATGAAGCACCAACGAGTTGGTTCTTTCTCAAGAATAGACCAGACTTGAAGCTATATGGTGTGGATCCTTATCAGGCATATCAAGATTGGTATCCAGAAGGTTATATCAGTCAGCGTCAACAGGACGAGAAGTATGAAAATATGCGTCGTCGTACCGCAGAGTTTGGTGATAGATGGAAGCATTATCGTCTAACATCCGACGATGCTGTTCCGTTGTTTCAAGACAATGCGTTTGACTTTATCTTCATTGACGGTCTACATGAGTATGCTCAGGTTCTAACAGACTGTCGCAACTACTGGCCTAAGATTAAGAAGGGCGGAGTATTTGCTGGCCATGACTATCGTGTAATTGAAGGCGTTGGTCGTGCGGTTGATGAATTTGCTAAAGAGATGGGAGCAACACCAATTCATCTTCCTGAGCAAGACGCATGGTATTGGATTAAGGAGTAAACTATGGATTGGGAATGTCGTCCTATTACAGAATGTATCGCATGTGGTTCTACCGATTTAGTTCCTGTGTTGGATCTCAATTCCCAACCATTAGCTAACTCTTATAAGAAGATACAGAATGAACCTGAGCAAACATTTCCTCTAGCAATTAATCGCTGTGAACATTGCTTTCATGTTCAACTAACACATCAAGTAAATCCTGAATTGATGTTCAAGGATTATGCTTATGTGTCAGGTACAGCTAAAACATCGTTAGAGTATTTCAATTGGCTAGTTGACCAGATCGTAAAGAAATATGGCTCTACACCAGAGTCAGTGTTAGATATTGGATGCAATGACGGTAGTTTTCTAAACGCATGGGGTGGCACGGGAGCCTCCAGATATGGCGTTGATCCTGCTGAAAACTTGCATCCAATATCTTCTCTCAATCATACGGTTCACTGTGGATTCTTTACAGGCAAAGAGTTTGGTTCTAAGCAGTTTGATGTTATCACTTGCTTGAATGCCTTTGCTCATAATGCGGATCAGTTATCTTTGCTAAAGAACATTGCTCCACGTATGCATGAGGATAGTCTATTGTTCTGTTCCGTATCACAGGCTGATATGATTATCAATGGTGAGTTTGATACAATCTACCACGAGCATCTATCATTTTATAACATCAAGTCAGCTAGAGCTTTGTGTAATCGTGCCGGACTACACCTTATCGATGTTATAGAACATCCAATTCATGGTGGAAGTCTTATCTTTGTTATATCAAAAGTCAAAGAAGCAAAGTTGAATATTGAAAAGAAGATTGTGGAAGAAGAAAACTATGGTTTGTATGATCCTGACACATATACTCACTATGCTGAAAAGTGTTACTTTATTGCTGATAAGTTTGCTGAGACAATCAGAGGCTATCGTGGATTAGGATATACAGTAGTTGGTTATGGTGCTCCTGCTAAAGGTAACACTCTAATGAACTTTGCTAATGAAGGTCCAGACTTTATCGTTGATGATAATCCTCTCAAGCAATTACACTTTACACCAGGTATGTCTGTTCCGATTTACTCTCAATCTTATCTAACACTAAATCATTTTGAGAAACCAAAAGTATGCTTCGTTCCACTAGCATGGAACTTTTATGATGAGATTGTAAAGAAGATCAAAGAGATTAGACCACCACATACACATAAGGATATTTTTGTGCGTTACTTCCCAAAGTTTGAGATCAATGATTAGAGCATATTATCATATTCATCTAACAGATGATCCTCTAATCTGGTCATCTATCTTTCTTGAGCAAATGAAGGTGATAGAGGATTCAGGTCTCAATACACAAATTGATAAGATGAAAGTCACCTGTATTGCTCAGGACGATGATCGTATTGCTATGTTTGTCCGACTATGTGAGTCCTATAACATTCCTATGGAATTAACCGCTGTCAAGAATCCATTTGACAACGACCGTGACATGCTCTATAATAGAAACACTAACAAGTCATGCACGGAAGATATTACACTAAAGCGTATCTATGAGGATTGTAAGACTGAAGACATGAAGGTTCTATACTTTCATTCCAAAGGCTCAACTTCATATTCCACTAACGTCAATGTCAATAACATTGTCAAACATAAGGAATACTTTTACTGGCGTTCTTTCATGAATTGGTCTGTGTTACGAAACTGGCAGTTTTGTGAGAATGCTCTAAACAGTTATGACATTGCTGGTGGTGATTATCATGAAGAACCTTCGCCACATTTCTGTGGTAACTTTTGGTGGGCAAACTCAAGTCATATAAGACAACTGCCCGACCCGATTGATAAGACATGGTGGCATAAATTACAAGAGATAACTACAGATGCTTGGATCAAACAAGCACCTGTAAGAATGTATGATGAAATGTGGATCGGTGCTAGAGAGGGCGTCAAGGCATATGATGTTGTCGAACTTGGTGATAGAAGTGCGGTCAACGGATGCTTGACTAAGATAGATTGCGAAAGGTTTAGAAAATGAAAGTAGCAGTTATTGGTGCAGGTGGTCATGTTGGCTTTCCATTTGCTTGTGTGATTGCTGAAGCAGGTCATACAGTTTATGGTATAGATATCAATCAGTATAATGTTGATTGTCTAACCAAAGGTATTGTGCCATATGTTGAAGAAGGTGCTGGTGTTATTCTTCGCCGCAATCTTGACAACAATCGTTTGATATTTACGACAGACTTTGACTTTATCAAAAACGTTGATGTTATCGCCATTATGATTGGCACGCCAGTTGATGGAGAAGGTAATGCCAGACTTGATGATCTTTTTAATTTTGTTGATGATACTCTTATTCCTCGTATGAATGTAGGACAATTGATTGTTCTTCGTTCTACAGTATCACCAGGAACAACAGAGGTTCTTCGTAAACATATTGCCAAGAAACATGGCTGGGCAGAAGGTGCTGATTATCATCTTGTATTCTGTCCTGAGAGAGTTGTTCAAGGTAAGTCTATTATTGAAACTGGCAAGCTACCACAGCTTGTTGGTGCTTTTACAACTCGTTCTTTTGAGGTTGCTAGAGATTTCTTTAGTACCTTTATCACAAATCAAATCTTTCATCTGTCTCCCAAAGAGGCAGAGATTGGCAAGTTGATGACAAATATGTATCGTTATGTTACTTTTGCGTTTGCCAATGAGTTCTGGATGATTGGTGAAAAGCATGGAGTAAACATTGATAAAGTTATTGACGCATGTAATTACGACTATCCAAGAATGGATGTACCTCACCCTGGACCTAATGTCGGAGGGCCTTGTCTATTTAAAGATGGTCGTTTTCTTCTTTCTGATATTCCTTTCGGCGATCTTATTCAAACTAGCTTCCTTATCAATGAGGGCATGCCTGATTATATCTTCAACCGTATCAGAGAAATAAATCCTAACATTGAGAACGTTCTAATTCTCGGTGCTACATTCAAGAAGAACTGTGACGATACACGAAACAGTCTTTCATTCAAGATGAAGAAGGTATGTAAGAAGCATGGTGTGACTGCTTATATGGTTGACCCGATGCATATTGAAGATATGAATATACCAAACAACAAAACATTCGATGCTGTGATTGTCATGACACCACATGATGATTTTCTCAATCCAGAGACATTCGGATACAAGACAACAGATTTTAGCTACGATTGTGTTATTGCTGATCTATGGAAGATGTTTCCAAAAAGTAAGCTAAGTAATACCGGCATATATAAAGCAGGAGAAGTTCTATGAAGGTTTTAGTGACAGGTAGTGAAGGTTCATTGATGCAGGCAGTTATTCCGCTGCTATTGAAAAAGGGTTATGTTGTTGTCGGTGTTGATAACTTAGCACGATATGGCGAACGTCTTGGTATCGCCGGTAATGATTATCAGTTTATCAAGTGTGATCTTACAGACCGTATCAGCGTTGATAGATTGATTGAACAGACTAGACCAGACTGTATCATTCAGGCTGCTGCTACAATCTACGGCGTCGGTGGCTTCAATAAATATTGTGGTGAGATGTATAAAGATATCTCTCTACATGATAATGTTCTTAGGGCTGCTGTTAAGAATGGTGTGCTAAAGGTAATCTACATTTCATCATCTATGGTCTATGAGAACTGTCCACAGAAGATTGGTTATCCTGTAGCGGAAGATATCATTGATACAAATCCAGCACCATATACAGATTACGGACTATCAAAGTTTGTTGGTGAACGTGTTTCTAAGGCATACCTAAAGCAGCATGGATTGAAATATACAATCTGGCGTCCGTTCAATATCATTACACCATATGAAAAGAGTGAAGATGCTGAAGTTGGTATCTCCCATGTGTTTGCTGATTACATCAAAAACATTGTAATCGAGAGAAAGCATCCACTACCTATCATCGGTAATGGTAGTCAGGTACGTTGCTTCACGTGGATTGATGAAGTGGCTGCTGCTATTGCTGATCATTCATTCTCTAACAAGACAGATAACCAGATATACAATCTAGGTAATCCTGAACCTATCTCTATGCGAGTTCTAGCAGAGAAGATCAAGGACATTGCTTCAAAAGAGTTTAGATTGTTTGATGATTACTTCTTGCTTTACGAAACAGTTGGTAATTATGAGAACGATGTTCTTGTGCGTATTCCTGATTGTGATAAAGCAAAGAATGAACTTGGTTGGGAAGCCAAGATGAAAGTTGATGACTCAATTCGTATGTGCCTCAAACATGTTGTGGAGAAAAAATGAAAACATTCGTAGTCACGGGTTGTAACGGTTTTATCGGCAGCCATATGTGCTACGAGTTGCGGCAGTCATATCCAGACTGTCACATCATAGGAGTAGATAAAGTTGATAAACCGCATCTTAGGCATCTGTATGATGTTTATAGCCGTATTGATATGTCTGTCAATTCCCTTTATTTCGGATCAAAGAGTATCGACTGCTTATTCCACTTTGCCGCATACATTTCAGTGGAAGAGGGTGAACGAGATCCATGGGCATACTACAGGAACAACATTGGTGCCACATTCGGAGCCATCGACGCAGCAAAATACTACGGAATAAAGAACTTTATCTTTTCTTCTACTGCCGCTGTGTATGGTGACTCCATCAATCCACTAGCTGGACACATAATGGAAACACGACCAATAAATCCTGTTTCTGTCTATGGTAAAACAAAAGCAATATGTGAAGATATATTATCTACTCTTGATGGTATCAATGTAGCCCGCCTACGCTATTTCAATGCCTGTGGTAGAAACGCTAAAGCAAATCTACATGAAGAACATAATCCAGAAACACATCTCATTCCTCTTCTAGTCAGAAACAAGAAAGCAGCTATTTACGGAGACACATGGGCAACGAAAGATGGAACGTGTGTTCGTGATTATGTTCATGTGATTGATATCTGCCGGGCTCATATCTGTGCCTATGAGTATATAAGTAACAATGAAGGTTCTAATATTGCTTGTAACATTGGAACAGGCACTGGATATACTGTCAAGGAAGTGATTGACAAAGTAAACGAAATCATTCATAATGGTGAGATGGAAATAGTTTATGAGGATCGTCGCAATGGTGACGTTCCTTATCTTGTTGCTGATACAACAACCGCAGAAACAGTATTAAAATTTAAACCAGAGCATACACTAGACGATATCATAGAAAGTATGAAGAATGGATAAGTGGGAAGAACTGAAACTTCTTATTGATGGACATATGGCATGGCCTGTAATCTACAGCCACTCAAGAGAGTTTGAAAAAGGTGAACTGAAGCGTGTTAAAGAATGGATGGAATATCTAGAAGAGAAGGAAAAGAAGAATGAAATACAAAGCACCGACTGAATCCGCATTATTTCTTCTTCGTGATGTTTTAAAGTTTGACAACGATCTATCTGAACCTATTATCAATGAAGCAGCAAAGCTATGTGAAGAGATTATCTTTCCTACTAATGCTGATGGTGACAATGGTTGTGAAAGAGGCGTGTTTAATGATGTTACTGTGCCAGGTACATTTCACAAAGTATATGAAGAGTTTAGTAAAGGTGGCTGGGGCGCATTAGATGTGTCAGAACAATATGGTGGTCAGGGATTGCCTAATGTTCTATTCTCAGCCGTCAATGAGTTTGTTTGTTCTAGTAACATGGCCTTCAGTTTGTTCCCTGGTATTACTAAGGGTGCGATTACAGCTATTCTAGCAGAAGGTACACAAGAGCAAAAAGATAATTATGTTCCTAAGATGGCCTCTGGTGAATGGACTGGTACCATGAACTTGACAGAACCACATTGTGGTACTGATCTAGGTTTGCTCAAAACAAAAGCCATTTCTACTGGTAGAGATACAGAATTTTTAATTACAGGTCAAAAGATATTCATTTCATGTGGTGAACATGACCTAACAGAAAACATTATTCATCTTGTATTAGCAAGAGTTGAAGGTGATCCACCAGGAACAAAAGGTATCAGTTTGTTTATTGTTCCTAAGATACATGGTGATGGTGAATACAACAAACTATCAGTTGGTTCTATTGAACACAAGATGGGTATCAAAGGTTCACCTGCTTGTGTTATGAACTATGATGGTGCTGTTGGTTATCTACTTGGCGAAAGAGGTAAGGGTTTAAATGTTATGTTCCACATGATGAATGAGGAGCGTATTAACTGTGCTCTACAGGCACTTGGACAATCGGAGTTGGCTTATCAAAATGCTTTGGAATATGCTAGAGAACGGATACAAAGTTCTAGAATCACTGATCCTAAAGGCCCCGCTGTGGCTATTATTAACCATCCTGATGTCCGTCGTATGCTTCTCGATATACGATCTTTCAACGAAGCATCAAGATTGTGTTTATATGAAGCAGCCTTGCTCGTTGATGATAAATCAGATGACGCACAGGAACGATTAGGACTTATTACACCAGTATTGAAAGGTATGTTTACTGATTATGGTTTTGAGAATGCTGTCAAGGCACAGCAAGTCTTTGGAGGACATGGTTATATTAAAGAGTGGGGTATGGAGCAGATTGTTCGGGATGTTCGCATATCTCAGATTTACGAAGGTGCCAACGGCATACAGGCAATGGATCTTGTTGGTCGTAAACTCCCTAAGAACTTTGGGCGGGGTATAAAAACATTCTTGGCTGATAGTGCTCATTTCTTAACCGGCGCTTATGAGAATGGTATCAATCCTATTGTTCAGCCAATGACTACATCCGTTGATCATTTGAAGCAGGCGACAGAATGGCTAGTTGGTCATGCTATGAAGAATCCAAACAATGCTGGTTCTGCCGCATATGATTACATGGAGATTTTTGGTATTGTATTGCTTGGTCTTGCTCATGTGAAGATTTGTCTTGCTACTGACGATAAAGACAGACACAATACAGCCCAGTATTTCATGGATCGGATCGCACCCAAGACACAGTTTCTTTTGAACCGTATTCGTAAAGGTAGCGATACAATGATGAATGCCGACCTCTGATGGACTCTATTACTCAGGCAGAATTTGATAAACAATTCGCTGAGTATGTAAAAGACAAAGAGGTGAATAAAGATAATCTATTGGAACTGAAGATAGAGTATATGAAGATACTGAAAGAAAAAGGGCTGACGGTTCGTGCTGGATAAATAGACGTGGACCAGCCTAAAAGGAGGCCCTTTGAAAAATAAAGATCGCAGAAAGTATCGCTCTATCTTTATATCTGATGTTCATCTTGGCACTAAACATTCAAATGCGGAACTCTTGCTAGAGTTTCTAAAATCTACTGAGGCCGAAACATACTATCTAATAGGTGATATTATTGATGGTTGGAGTATGAAGAAAAAAATACATTGGCCACAGTCTCATTCTAATGTTCTACAATACCTTCTCAAACTATCAAAGAACGGGCACAAAGTTGTTTATATAACTGGTAACCATGATGAGTTTCTCCGTGAGTATGGTGGAACTGTATTGGGTAATATTGAGTTAGTAAATGAGTGTATTCATGTGGGAGAAGATAACAATAGGTATCTTGTTATTCATGGTGACCAGTTTGACCTGGTCACAACCAATGCTAAGTGGCTTGCTTATGTTGGTGGTTGGGCTTATGATTGTATGATTGACTTGAATACTAAATTACAATGGGTATATAGAACTCTTAACATTCGAGGCTTCTCATTATCTGCGTGGGCAAAGCATAATGTCAAAGAGGCAGTAAACTTTATCGGTGACTATGAGTCTGTGGTTGCAGATGCAGCCAAAAGGAGATGCGTCGATGGGGTTATATGTGGCCATATACATTCTGTTAATATATCTACTATTGATGGTGTTAAATATATGAACTGTGGTGACTGGGTAGAATCCTGCACCGCTATTGTTGAACACCACAGTGGAAAGTTTGAGATTATAAGGAAACTATAATGCGTTTGACTATCTTTACTGATGCGTGGGATCCACAAATCAATGGTGTTGTTACAACATTAAAGACAACTATTGAACACTTAGAAAAGCGTGGACATTCTGTAAGAGTTGTCCACCCTGGTCTATTCAAGATGACAATACCTTTACAACCTTCAACTGGCATCTACATGCCGCTTTTGCCTATGGGTATAGCTGATGATGAAGTGAAAGAAGCTGAACATATTCATATCGCAACAGAAGGATCAATCGGTCTTGCCGCAAGATATTATTGTAAAAAGTATAAGAGACGTTACACTACATCCTTTCACACTAAGTATCCAGAGTACCTTTATGAACACGCTTATATACCACCAAGAATTACTGGTGGGTATTTTCGTTGGTTCCATAGAAACAGCAATTGTGTTATGGTACCAACCCCCGCCATGGTTGATTACTGTTCTAAACTCGGTATAAAGAATGTAAAGATATGGTCCCGTGGAGTTGATACAAATATCTTCAAACCATCTGATTGGAAGAACACTGGTGTTATTCGTGCGGTCTATGTCGGTCGTGTATCAGCCGAAAAGAACCTAATCGAATATCTAGAGGTGAGCAATCCAAACATTGTTAAGTATGTAATCGGCGATGGACCTCAGTTAGAGGAATATAAAGTGAGATATACTGATGCTTATTTTCTTGGTCGTAAGAACCGAGAAGAGATTGCTAAACTATTACAGGCATATGATGTGTTTGCTTGGCCATCAATGACAGATACATTTGGACTTGTTGTATTAGAAGGAATGGCTTGTGGATTACCTGTTGCTGCACTCGATAACGAAGTTAATCGTTACATTATTGAAGATGGTAAGTCAGGTATTCTAACAGATAGTTATCACTTTGAAGAGGCAATTGTGAAAGCGTCTAAACTCAATAGAGATCATGCTGTGGCCAGAGCAAAACAATTCTCATGGGAAGCAGCAACCGATCAGTTTATAGAGAACATAGTATGACTGAAACAGACTATAACGAAATTATAGATTCCTTACACAAGCTGGCTGATTGGGTTGAGAAAGACAACCATGTTCAATGTCACTCTGTTCCTCGTAAGGCTGCTTATCTGATTACTGTTTTACAAGAAGATAATAACATAATGAGAGTCCAACTTATGAAAGGTGGATACACTATCAAAGAACGAATAATGATGGCCATAGGTTCTGTATATCTTGTGTGGTACAAGTTTAAGAAGAAAAGGAAAAAGAATGTATGATGAAATATTTGACGATAATCTCAATGGTGGTATTCCCCACGGTTGCTAGTGCTCAGTATCATTCCTTGAGTGGTGGTCCTGTAACAGATATTCCTGCGTATTCATGGGAGAACCCTGGATGGAGTCAGGGATCAACCGCATTCAATGCTAGTCCGCACCAGCTACCTACAGCGTCAGCACCCACAATGGTTCAATCATTTGCTCCTGATAGTCGTGGTGGTTCTGTTGGTGGTGGATCTATTCCACCTTCACGATTGAATAATGACTTTGGAAACATGGATTGAATGTAAACAAGGTGCGACAATATGTCGCATTGACAAACCCACCTAGATCCTCTATAATGAGAGTTCTTATCATGGAGGTTTGTATGCCATTGCTTCCCGTCTATTACACCACTACCAATCTACGCAAACGCAAACAGACCAAGCATGACCGTTCCGAACACGATGCTTGGCTAATCAAGATGGGTGTATCCCCAAAACAAATCAAAGCAAAGAAAACTAAAGACACTAAATGGCGTTCCGACTATTCTGCTTCACTACAGGTAGAACGATCAACAAAAGAACATGAGCGTTCCTTACGTGAGGTTTGTAACGGTGGTCCTAATGCTACAGCCAATCGTTCCGTTATGGCTAACATACACAAAGAGTCCGAAGAAACTCGCAATGAAATTCTAGCGAAGGCTAAACGTGTTATGCCGTTGTATAACAAAGGTGGGCTTCAGGTATTGTCCGAGTCCGATGATCTCAAAGCATTGAATAAGGTGGCACGATGAGTGATGATTATTCACAACAGGACTTCGAATACATGTTGGATGGTTGGCGTGCTATGCAACAAGAAATCCTACGTCTTCGTGCTGAGAATGAGAAGTTACGGGGTGCCTTTCGTGTCAATATGCTCCGTGCTTTTTCCAATATGTCGCATGAGGAAATAGATGCTGAAATAAACCGTGTATTGGAGAATAAAGATGAAAATTGAATTAGATGATGCTATGCTATCTGGAATAGTCGTTCAAGACCTACAAAGATACCATGAGATTATGCTAAACAATCCAGAAGAGGATGGTGTCTGTAATGCTATTGAGATTGTATTATCACACTATCTGAATAGACAAGATTATATAACATGGTATAAAGGCGTATATGGGCCAAAGGGTAAAGAGGTTGACTTTGGCGAAGATGTTGGATTGGAGGTTATAGATGAATAAATTTACACTTGAAATCGACTATGACATTATGGATGAAATCACAAGACAAAATCTAAAGTCTGCTTATCATCATGCGGAAGATGATGAAATGCGTGATGCTATTGACCTTGTGTTATCATATTTCTCCAACCATGATGATTACCAGAAATGGGTTGAAGAGAAATTGAACTATACTAAATAATACTATGTTCAAGAGATGGTATGAAACTAGACCGTTTACCTTTGGGGCGGTCTTCATTTTTCTTTATATGACTATACCTATATTCGATCAAATTTTTATGTATCCGAAGATGAGACCAGTTTGTAATGGAGAAATCACGGATCAACAAATTAGAGCATGTACCGATTGGATCCGCAAAAAGGGGACAAGTCATGTTCGAGATGTTAAACGAAGACCTGGAAGATTGTTTAGAAATACTCCGTCAGATCAGTATGTGCGAGAGCAAGAACGAGCAATTAATGATTTTGGCGGAACAGAGAATAGATGAGTCCGACATTAAAAAAACTATTGAACTTTGTGAGATGATGGTGTATTATCATAATAGGACTAAACATGGATGAGATACCTGGTGTACCGATATGGGTACCTTTAAACAAAACCGCTGAACAACTAGATCGTGAATTTACATTGGAGATGGCTGAACATGTCTGGCAAAAAGTCAAAGGTTATCCAATTCCCGACTGCTACTCGGAAGAAGATCGTTTGTCAATATTCGAGCGGTACTATCACAGAGCCGTTTCGCAATCGCAAGGCGAATAACAATTTAGAGTTGAAACTATTAGGTGCCGTCATTGGTGGATCACTAATGTATGGACTATTTACTTTAGTAGGATTATCAATTTATGGATGAAGAAAGCATTATTGGCATCCAGAAGATGCGAGAACAAAACAGATGGCACCGCTTCAACGTTGATAAAGAATGTGAAGCATATAAGAAAGCATTGGTAGATATTACTAATGCTAACACGGCAGCGCAGATGCTTGTCATTGCCTACCGTGTGTTAGAGGAGAATAGAAAATGAAAGAGTTAGTATTTGCTGTTATCAGCATTTGCCTTCACTCAGGTGAATGTGAAAAACATCAGGTTAAGATTGAACCTAAAGTTTGTCATTTGAAATCAGCACAGGCACAAGTTCCTGTCATGGGCGAATGGAAAGACGCCACAGTAACATTCAAGTGCTAATATGATTACAGTTGAACAGGCTGCTATAGCGACTGGCGTTTGGGCTATTGCTATAGCAGTTACATATGGGCATTCAGGTTATGCTAAAATTCGTGATTGTTATGGCATGTGGTTTACTAGAGAATACTGGACAGATTTCAATACTGTTGAGTTCATTTCTTGGTTAGCTAAAGCAATCATCATTGTTCCCGGACTGATATTCGGTATACAGATTTGGTGGCTATACTTTCTAACGTTAGCTACCTCATTGGCGCTGATATGGGCAAGCAATAAGAAACTATTGCCTACCCTTGTTGGCTTCAATACATTGTGGGCATGGATTAGTCTAATGGTTCTGTCCAGTCATTTACTCTAACTAAAAGGTGAAATAATGAATAAGGTAATTCTAGCAGCAGCGTTTGTTCTTGGTCTAACTGGTTCGGCACTTGCTTTAACCACACTAGATGAGACACACAACGGCAAGACTGTTGCTGTTCCTGGTGCTACAAAGAGCAATGGTGTTTATGCTCCTGCCGCACAGTATACCCCACACGGTCTAGTTGTTACTGCGCCTCCTGGTGCTGATGTTGATGTTGACAACGATGGTTCTGATATCTCTATTGATATCTCACCTAAGGGCAAGCGTGGTCTTCTCGGTGTTGGATTTCTCGGCCTCTAAATAGAACGTCTCCCAGACAAGTGCTACACTATGAAAGTCATCGATAACCTGTTCGCTAAAGAACATCAAGACTTGATTGAAACGTCGGCTCTTCGGATTCCGTGGTTCTTTCAAGATAACACTTGTGACTTTTCTTACATATCAAACTATCCTAAACAGATAGACGGTGTAAAAGAAACGCCATTCTTTGTGAATATGTTATACGATGACTTTCAATCTCAATCGGAATACTTCAAATACTTTGCTCCTATCGTTGGAGCATTAGAGCGACATATGAAACGACCATATATGAAGCGGTTGTTTCGTATGAAGGCTAACATGTACCTGAAGCAGCCTGACTATCCAGACTTTCATTTTCATACACCGCATGTTGATGTGTATGACGAAAAGACAGATACAATAGGTGATGGTGAGATTTTTCTATATTATGTGGATGATAGTGATGGACCGACATATATGTTCAATGAGCGGTTTCCTACTGACAATGTGACAAAGAGTGGCTTCGTCGCTCCTGAGAAAGGCAAGGGTGTTTTGTTTGATTTACAGACGCTCCACGCCAGTTCACCACCTCGATTCCACGAGAGAAGAATGACCTTGAACTTCGTTTTCACTAAATAAGAGTGCCCGCTCGGGCTTCTTTATAAAGGAGATAATGATGTTAAAGAATTTTCTCGCTAACTGGAGAACGACTATTATTGGTCTTATTCCGTTAGTAGCATATGGATTAAAGTATGCTGGTGTATGGCCAGAGTCCATGCCTCTTCCACCATTGGATGAAGTATGGCCCTTCCTACTTTCAATCGTTGGTCTCGGCGCTGTCGCAAAGGATCAGAACGTTACCAACGCTTCGAAGCCAACAGATCCAACAACTCTCTAATCTTCTATACGGGCTTTAGCGTCCGTTAGATATTGCTTGATGGCATCGACGGAGTTCTTACAACGAGAGTTATTCTTATAAAGTTCAACAATCGTTTTGGCTACGTCGGTGTCATTTAGCGTTTTCCAGTTCGGCCACTTTGTCTTGATCGGACAGTCATACATTTCATCTGGAGGTGTGATGACTTGTAATCTTGTTGTTGGTGCTGTTGATTGGCAGCCAGCTAGTAATAGTGAAAGGATTAGTAGTTTCTTCATTGTGATAGTTCCCTTATAGTTCTTTTGAGAACCTCTGATGATTCCTTTTCATCTTTGTGTGTGTCTAGATATACATCAAGTCCTTTTAGCTTATCGTTCAAATAGGATTCTTTGTTTTTTAGATCGGCAATGATCCTGTTACTTTCTTTACTCAACTCTGTTAGGTCATTAATGACGGTTTCTTGTAATGCTAACTCTTTCTCTAAGGCTTCCACTCTGGCTTGTGCTAGTGTAGCCTCTTCTATGGAATTTTTCCAAATGTATATTCCGCCGCCGGCAATGATAGCCATAACTATTCCTAAAATCAAATTGATTGTCCAACTATTAACGGGCATCTTGACTCCTCCACACATCCTGATATAATATATATGTATGTGGGGAAAGAACAATGATCTTATGTTCCTGTAATACTATATCTTCCAGTAATGTAAAACAAATCCTTGAACACCATTCTGGTGATGTTCCATCCGTTCAAGAAATTATGGAAAAGCATGGATGCTCGGTAGTTTGTGCTACCTGTGTTCAGAGTATCAAAATTGAGATAAGGAAACATTATGAAAGTCAAAATCCGACCGTATGTTAAGTGGTGGGGTCCATATCAACTCGCCGAACTAATTCCATTCGTCAGTGAAGATACGCAAGACAAGATTGGTTCTTGGCTATCTAGAACTTGGGTTGATGATGTTTGCGAATGGTTAAACAGCAAAACCAAACGCAAGATTGAAGTTCGTATTGACAAGTATGATACTTGGAATATGGATAACACACTCGCACATATCATTCTTCCTATGCTTAAACAACTCAAAGAAACTAAACACGGTTCACCATTAGTTGATGATGAGGACTTGCCATCACATATGCGTCATACCTTTAGCAAAGGTCCTGATGACTATGAGACAGATGACCGTTGGATTCATTACAAGTGGGAATGGGTTCTTAATGAAATGATTTGGGCCTTTGAGAAAGAACTTGATGATGACTGGGAAGACCAGTTTCGTCATGGTGAACCAGTCTATTCAGATACATTGTTTGATGATGATGGTAATGATTATCAGCAACCACAAATAACACAAACAAATCCTGATTATTGGGTTGACTATGATAAGATTAAAGAGTATAATAACAGAATAGATAATGGATTCAGATTGTTCGGTAAGTATTATCGTAACCTATGGGACTAAGGAGACTGATATGAATTTCAGCGAAAAGACAATGAAGATTTACGAAGAAGATTTTAAGCAGCGTGCCTATGATGGCAAGTGGGAACGCATCGGCAAGGTTGCTGATGAGGACAATGCTTATACCTTTGTCAACGAACATGGTAGCCGTATGACTACTGTGCCTTTCAAGTGGATCACACTTGGAGTTTATGACTACCTAATGGAGATTGTATAATATGGCAGCAAATCTAACACTAATCAAGTTCCTCGGCGGTGAAGAAATCATTGCTGAGGTTGTATCGGAGAACGTCGGACTAGTAATCAATGTGAAGAATCCTGTTCGCATTGTTGTTATTCCAGATCAACTAAATCCAAAGACGCCGCAGGTTGGACTTGCGCCGTATCTACAGTTTAGTGACGACAAGGAGTTTTCAATCAATAGAAGTCTAGTTGTTACTACAGCAAAGCCGCTACCAGAGTTTGTTAATCAGTATAACAGCCTCTTCGGTGGCATTCAGATTCCAACATCTAGCATCATCACACCTTAATGAGATATTACACAAACGTTGAAATATGGGGCGGTAGAATACTCTATCGTGGTATCGAAGATGGTCGGGCAGTCAAAGCAAAAGTTGACTACAGCCCGACTCTCTTCGTGTATTCTAAGAAGCCAACCAAATACACGACCATTCACGGCGAGTATGTCGGTCCAGTTAAACCTGGATCGATTCGTGAATGTCGTGACTTTGTTGATCAATACGAAGATGTAGAAAGTTTCAGAATATATGGTAACACTCGTTATCAGTATTGTTTCATTGCTGATGAGTTTCCAAATGTTATTGACTGGAACATAAACGACATCAAGATTGCTAACATCGATATTGAGGTTGGATCAGAGAATGGCTTTCCAGAGCCAGATCAAGCTAAAGAGCCATTGACTGCCATCACAGTTAAGATGAATGGTCATTTCAATACGTTTGGTGTTGGTGATTATAGAAACAGCCGCAAGGATGTTACTTATCATAAATGTGCTAGTGAATATGAACTTATCACTAAGTTTCTTGGTTGGTGGCAGCAAGATCATCCAGATATCATTACTGGCTGGAACGTTGAACAGTTTGATATACCATATCTTGTAAATCGTATCACAAAACTATATGGTAACGAAGCAAAGAAGCTATCGCCTTGGAATGTTATCAACACCAAAGTGTTAGACTTAGGTATGGGTCGTCGTGGTCAAGGCTATACCATTCTCGGTATTGCTACACTCGATCTATTGTCACTATACAAAAAGTATTCACCAACTGGACAGTCACAAGAGTCCTATCGTCTAGACAATATTGCTCATGTTGAACTTGGTGAGCGTAAACTGTCATACGATGAATATGGTTCACTTCATAATCTATATAAGGATGACTTCCAAAAGTTCATCGACTATAACATCAAAGACGTTGACCTCGTTGACAAGATTGATGATAAAGGAAAGTTCATTGAACTTGCTTTGACACTATCCTATGATAACAAGTGTAATTATGAAGATGTGTTCGCACAGGTTCGTATGTGGGATGTGATTTGCTTCAATCATCTAAAGTCAAAGAACGTTGTTGTTCCGCCTATAGAGAAGCATAAAAAGGATACAGCATATGTTGGTGCTTACGTTAAAGATCCTCTTATCGGTTTTCACGATTGGGTGGCTTCTTTCGATGTTAATAGCGAGTATCCGTCTGTTATTATGGGAAGCAACATCTCTCCCGAAACCATTGTTGAGGTTGACGATTATACTGATGGTATGCGTCGTATTATCGCCGATGGGGTATCCGTTGATACACTTCTTGCTAAGGGCGTCGATACATCTAGCCTTAACGATGACAATGTTTGTTTAACTGCTAACGGTCAGTTCTATCGTCGTGACAAGCAAGGCTTCATGCCTGAAATGGTCGAGAAGATGTTCAATGACCGTAAAGTATATAAGAAGGCGATGTTAGATGCAGAGACACAATACGAGAATGAGACGAACAAAGCAAAGAAGGCAGAACTTAAAAAGGAAATTGCTAAGTTTAAGAACCTGCAACTCAGCAAGAAAGTCTCACTTAATTCACTATACGGCGCAATGGGCTCGAAATATTTTAGGTTCTTCGATCTACGCAATGCGATTGCGATCACGACTACTGGTCAACTATCCATACGCTGGATCGAAAGATCACTTAACGACTATCTCAGGAAGGTACTAAAGTCCAATGATGACTTCGTTATTGCGGTTGACACTGATTCGGTTTATCTCAACCTTGGAGAACTGGTATCTAAGACGTTGCGTGACGATGTTAAAGATATTGAGAAAGCCATCAATTTCTTGGACAGAGTTTGTGAAAGTAAATTGCAACCTGTTATTGATAAGACTTGTGGAGAACTTGGTGATTACACTAACGTCTTTCAACAAAAGATTATCATGAAGCGTGAAGCATTGGCAGACAAAGCAATCTGGACTGCCAAGAAGCGTTATATCCTAAATGTCTATAACAACGAAGGTGTGCAGTATGCTCAACCTAAGAAAAAAGTTATGGGCTTAGAAATGGTAAAGAGTTCAACACCAACAGCATGTAGAGAGAAACTTAGAGAGGCAATTGATGTTATCTTTGGCGCAGATGAGGAAGCTGTCATATCTTTCATTGAAACTTTCCGTGACGAATTTAAAACTCTTCCTTTGGCGGACATTGCTTTTCCTCGGGGTCTCAATGCATTGGTCAAGTGGCATGATAAGAAAACTTTGTTCGCATCAGGCACACCTATTCATGTTCGTGGTGCTATCTTATATAATCACCTTCTATCTAAGCATGGCATTGATACTAAGTATCAAATGATACAAACAGGTGAGAAGCTAAAGTATATCTACTTACAGGAACCAAACAACATTCAATCTAACATCATAAGTTTTCCTGCTGGAGGTATACCGGAAGAGTTTGACTTACACCAATATATAGACTATAATACACAATTCGACAAATCGTTTCTGGAACCACTGAAGATCATTCTTGATGCTATCGGATGGAAATCAGAACGTGTATCAAGTCTAGAGGATTTCTTCTCATGAGTAAACCAATCAATAAGATTGTTATTGTCGGTGGTGGATCTGCTGGCTGGATGACTGCCGCAACTCTTATACAAAGATTGGACAATAGAGAGATCATTCTTATCGAAGATCCAAACACACCTACAGTCGGTGTTGGTGAATCCACGTTAGGCTTTATCAATGATTGGTTGCGTCTGCTCCAGATTAAAGACACAGACTTTATGAAAGCATGTGACGCCACTTATAAGATGTCAATTAGTTTCACAGACTTTTATAAGATTGGTTCAGGCACGTTTCACTATCCGTTTGGTGAAATTGATACTGTAGGAAACAAGTATGCGAAGAACGATTGGTATCTAAAGAAGTTTCTATATCCAGAGACACCGCTATCTGATTATGCTGATAACATGTATCCCATTATGTCATTGGTTAATGCTAATCGTATAACCACGGAAGATGGTGTGTTACCAGGATATAAGTTCAATAGAGATGCTGCTTATCACTTTGATGCTATCAAGTTTGCCATTTGGTTGCGTGACAAGTTTGTGAAACCAAGAGGTGTCAAACACATACAAGCATTGGTCAAAGATACTATCGTCAATGAAGATGGTATTGAGAAACTAGTTCTTGATGATGGACGAGAGATTACGGCTGATCTATTCATTGACTGCACAGGCTTTGCTTCCATTCTTCTTGGTAAAGCAATGAATGAACCTTTTATCTCATTCAATGATATTCTACCAAACAACTCAGCATGGGCAGCACAGATTCCTTTTGATGATAAACGCAAAGAGATTGTTCCTTACACCGACTGTCATGCTCTTGGCAATGGTTGGGTATGGAACACACCATTGTGGAGTCGTTTGGGAACTGGCTATGTTTACTCTGATAAGTATATCTCTGATGAAGGCGCCTTAGATGAATTTAAGGCACATCTAAAGTCTAAAGGTAAGTTGCGAGAAGAACAAAAGTTTCGCAAGATCAAATTCAGAGCAGGCGTATCAGAAAGAGTATGGGTTAAGAATGTTACGGCTATTGGTCTATCTGCTGGTTTCATTGAACCACTAGAAAGCAACGGACTGTATAGTGTTCACATGTTCCTTGTTCGTTTGCTTCGTGCTCTTGATAGAGACAAGGAAGAACATCTTGTAACACAGTTTGATAAGGATGGTTACAACTGGTCATGCCGTGTAATGTTTGATAACTTTTCACAGTTCGTTGCCATGCACTATTCTCTATCACTTAGAAATGATACAGAGTATTGGAGAGATGTTGGCAACCGTAGTTATTGTGATGTTGAGAAATCTCTGAAGAGAGGTGTCTCTAGAAATGAATCCTTCATAGGAGCTTATGAGTCAAAGTATGTTACAACAAGATTTAATAACGATGGTATCAATGCTGTGGCAACAGGACTAAACTACTTTCCTACTGACATGCATTATATTCATTGGATGAATGATAGTGGCTTTAATCTAGCACAGGAGTTCGAACAGATAACAAAACATCTAAACGAAAAGAAAGATATTTGGGACTACAAAGCATCTAAATGTCCAACTGTATATGACTTCACAAAGGAAAGGATCTATCATGGCGAAGAGTAAGAAAGACGAGCATCATAAAAATTCACCTGCTCGTTTATATGAGTTTGCGCCAGGACAAAATATAACTCCAAACAACATTGTTGAACTAGCAAATATTGTTCGTGTAGGTGTGAGTGGCGACCTATTAAAGAAACTGTCACCAGAACTACAAAAACATTTCAAGGAAGTTGCGTAACGAGATTGTTAGCAACTAATTGACAAGAAGGAGAAACTTATGTCAGATATATTCAAACAACTAATATCAGAAATTGATAATGAATACGCAGGCATCGTTGATGACGGTGTTGCTGCTGGTGATGTGTCAGGTTTCATTGGCACAGGCAGCTATGTAATGAATGCATTACTATCAGGAACAATCTATGGTGGACTACCACAGAATAAGGTTACAGCATTTGCTGGTGAACCTTCTGTTGGTAAGACGTTCTATGCATTGAATGTGGTAAAGCAGTTTCTAGAGGACAACGCAAGTGGATTTGTATTTTACTTTGAGTCAGAGTCCGCTATCTCCAAGCAGTTCATTACTGATCGTGGCATTGACGCAAAGCGTGTTGGCATTATTCCTGTGGCTACTGTTCAAGAGTTTAGAACACAGGCAGTAAAGATCCTTGACAAGTATCTTGAAGGCAAAGAGAAGCCACCAATGATCTTTGTTCTTGATAGTCTTGGCAATCTATCAACCGACAAAGAGATGCAAGATATCGCTGATGGTAAAGACACAAGAGACATGACAAGAGCCCAATTGGTTCGTGGTGCTTTTCGTGTTCTTACATTGAAACTTGGCAAGGCTCAGGTTCCGTTGATTGTTACTAACCATGTCTATGATGTTGTTGGTTCGTATGTGCCAATGAAAAAGATGGGCGGCGGCTCTGGTCTAGAGTATGCTGCTTCTACTATTGTGTTTCTTTCAAAGAAGAAAGATAAGACACTAGATGATGACAATGGTAGAACTGGTGCTGTGATTACCGCACATCTCAAAAAGTCTCGTATGACTGTAGAAGATAAGAAAGTTGAAACTTGGCTAAACTATTCTTCAGGTCTTGACAAGTATTATGGTTTGCTTGATCTTGCTGAAAAGTATGGTATTATAAAGAAAGTTTCTACTCGTTTTGAGTTCCCAAATGGTGCCAAAGCATTTGAAAAGGAAATCAAAAAGAATCCTGAAAAGTTCTTTACAAAGGAAATCTTGGATGCTATCAATGAAGGATGCCAGGCAGACTTTCTTTATGGCAAATACAATGAAGAGGTAGAAGATGGAACTGGGAACTGATTATAAGTTTAGAGATGATTTATTTAACGCAAAAGAAGCAGGATCTACGGTTCCTATTGAATTAACCCTTGACCCTTTTGCTGGAGTAGTGTATCGTTATACAACTGTTACATTCAAGATGGGTGAGGATAACATTCCTCGCCTACTCTATGATTATGAGATCATCAAGACAAATGATTTGTCAATGACGACCTTGAGAAAGAATGAAAAGTTCAATGCGGCATTAGGATTAATTCTTAATACTGTATTGTTGGAATCGTCAGAAGTGGAGGGTGTGAGTGAGACTAGAACAAACGATACTGAAGAATCTGATCAAGGATCAGAATTACACTCGTAAGGTTCTACCATTTCTGAAAGAAGAATACTTTGGTAATATGGAAGATCGGCTGCTTTTCAAAGAAGTGGCCGACTTCTTATTGAAGTATGGTGAGCAACCTACGTTTGATGCTCTTGATATTGAGATTAACAACATTCGTGGCACAACGGATGATACTGTTAAGTCAATGCGGGAGACACTAAAAACTCTTAATGGTGACACAGAAAAGACAAACCCAGATTGGCTTTTAGACAATACTGAAAAGTTTTGCCAGGAAAAGGCAATCTATAATGCTATCACATCTTCATTGGAGATTATGAATGGCAAGGGCAAACTTACCAAAGGCGCTATTCCTTCTCTTTTGTCTGATGCTCTTGCTATCTCTTTTGATCCTAATGTCGGCCATGATTATATAGAACAAGCAAATGATCGTTATGATTACTATCATCGTGTAGAAGAAAGAATACCTTTTGACCTAGATTACTTTAACAAGATTACGAAGAATGGCATTCCAAAGAAAACTCTTAATATCGTTATGGCTGGCGTCGGCGTTGGTAAGTCACTTACTCTATGTCACTTTGCTTCTGGTTATATAAACCAGGGCAAGAATGTTTTATATATCTCTATGGAACTTGCTGAAGAGGAAGTTGCTAAACGTATTGATGCTAATGTTCTAAATGTATCAATGGATGATCTTATGGTTCTACCAAGAGATATCTATGACAAGAAGATTGAAACACTGAAACAAAAGACTAACGGTAAGTTGATTGTTAAAGAGTATCCAACTGCTTCAGCCTCAACTGTTCATTTTAGATCATTGTTGAATGAACTTAACTTGAAGAAAGGATTTGTGCCAGACGTTATCATGATTGACTATCTCAACATTTGTGCCTCGGCTCGTATTAAACCAGGCAATGGTGTAAATTCTTACACATACATTAAAGCCATTGCTGAAGAGTTGCGAGGTCTTGCGGTAGAGTATAATGTTCCGATCTGGTCTGCCACACAGTTGACAAGAGGTGGGTATGGTTCAACTGATCCTGACCTTACTGATACTTCCGAATCATTTGGTCTTCCAGCTACTGCGGATTTCTTCGTTGCTTTGATTGTAACGGAACAGTTGGAACAGTTAAATCAAATCATGGTAAAGCAATTGAAAAATAGGTATGCTGATCCATCCAGGTATAAAAGAGATGTAATAGGAGTTGACAAGACACGTATGAAGTTGTATGATGTTGAACAGTCTGCCAAAGATATAGTGGATACTGGGGAAGATATTCCTCAACCTAAACCAAAGTTTGAGAACAAGAACAAGTTCAAAGGATTAAAAGTATGACCAAATACAAATACTATCCTGAGTTCAATGATGACGATGAATTGCTTTGGCTTGTTCATGAGGAAGCGAGTGACCAGATTGTTGCTCAGTTTTTCTTTGAGGAAGACGCACAGGCTCTTTGTGACTTTCTGGGTAAAGGTGGTGGCTTCGCTGGCTTCACACCATCTTTCATTCTTCAAAGAGTTCCTGTTCAAGATATCAATCAAACCTTTCAGGCTGAGTTTGCTTAATGGTCCCATAGCTCAACAGGATAGAGTAACTGCCTTCTAAGCAGTAGGTTGGATGTTCGAGTCATCCTGGGATCGCCATTACATTATGGAGATGAAAATGCGTGAAGATACAAAGCATACATACTATTGGGTAGTTGAAGCAACAGACAATGGTAAAGTGATCTTTCGTAAAGAGTATCACGATAAAGAAGGTAAAGCGTTTCGTGCTTACAATTCTTTGAAGTCAAGTGGAACTGTTTCAATTCAACGCAAATGGCATCAAAGGAATGTAGCATGAATAAAGATGAACTAAAGAGACAAGCCATCTTTAGAATGATCATGTTCTTTGCTATTACAATTGTTATTGGCTTTATTGCCAGCGACATTAACATACTATCAAGTCAATAGGAGATAACCATGTTCAACTTATCAGATGAAACAAGAACAGCCATTATCGCCATTCTTAGAGATAAGTTTGGTGTTACACAGACAGACGATGAAATCAATACGGTCATTGATGAAATCGTTGACACAGTAAAACGTCAGTTTGGAATGTAAGGAGAAAAAACAATGGCAACAAATCCTCCACAAGAAATTCCACAAGAAGTTCTGGATCAACTTTTTAACACAATGAGATCAAAGCTGCCTGCTGAGGTTTCTGACGATGTTATTCGAGATATTATGACAATCAATTTGCAGATTGTTAGGCAGTTTCTACAAAGCACAGCACCTCCGTTTTAATGTATATTGAAAAGTATTCTGGTGATCTAGAAAAGTTACAGAAACATCTTTATCCTATCATCTATGATATGGTTAAAGTTGCTAAAGATGAACTTGCTGGTAAACCAGATACTCCTAATCTTAATGTGTTGAAAGGAACATCTACAGCATTCATTGCTGATGGTAGTGGTAATAATATACACAAAAATCCTGAGTTCAAAGAGATCACAGATTTTGTTATTGAGGCAGCTAACAGATACTTTGATGTAGAAGGATTGCCTAAAGACAAATTGCAGATTGCCATGGCTTGGGTTAATGTGTATCCTAAAGGATCATATATCAAACCACATTATCATACTTTTCTTCCTGAAGTCCGTAGTGCAGTATTCTATCTAAAGAGTTATGACAACTCTGGCAAACTATTCTTGAAAGATCATCCGAAACCTTATCTGTTAAACGAAGGTGAAGTATGTTTCTTTCCCTCTGAAATAGAACACTGGACAAGTCCTAACGAAAACGATGAAGATAGAATCATGATCGGATATGATATCTATTACGGAACATTTACTGAAAGGCAACTAAAATCCCTCTTAAAAAGAGTGTTTGAGCATTGGTATACAATATGGACTTGACATTCCGGGCTTTTTATGCTATTATAAAGCATAATGAGAAAGGAAATGGAATAGATGAATAAAGTATGGGTATTTGATATTGACGGAACGCTGGCCGATAATGAACATCGGATGCACCATCTTGATGGTAAAAAAGAATGGGACGCATTCTTTGCCAAGCAACATTTGGATGAACCATATCAGCCAGTGATTGATGTTCTACATGCGCTGGCTAATGATCGTCCTGGTGATGCTGTCATTATCGTTACAGCCCGAGATGAGCGTTTCCGTGAAGATACCTTAGAGTGGCTTAATCGTCATATACCTTGGATCTCACATGATCACATGTATATGCGCCCTCGAGGTTTTCGTGGTGATGATGATAAGATGAAAGTTGATATCATCAAGACTTGGTTACAGCGTCATCCTAACTATACGGTTGGCGCAATCTTTGATGATCGTCACCGTATCATTGATGCCTTCCGCAATGAAGGTTGGTACACTTTCGAGTGTAATCAAACACGCAAGGAGTTTTAATCTTGAATAAGTTTCTATCGGCTGCGGCCATTTTCATTACACTGACAACTTCGGCCGCTGCCGATCCGTTATCTGATTTTTTCGATGGTGCCTTTGGCGGGCAACAACCACAGCAACAGCAGAAAGTGACAAGAGGTAAACATGGCCGCAGCATTCAAAGCGACGATACTAATGATTGGACTGCTAGTTGGGGTAATCATGGTAATGCAGGGAGCCATATGGTTGCTTCATTCTACGGGCATGGTGAACGTTTATCAAGACACACGGCATCAGGAGCGGTTTTCAACCCGCACGGATATTCAGCCGCACATAGAACAATGCCGTTTGGTACACATCTACGAGTATGTCACCACGGCTGCGTCACGGTAGTTGTCAATGATCGAGGTCCCTTTGTTAGAGGTCGGCATCTTGATCTTAGTTACGGTGCTGCTCATGCTATTGGAATGAATAGCACATCTTCCGTCAGTGTAGAAAGATTGAATTGATAATACTTATAACTGGACTATCTGGCTCAGGCAAAACAACATTTGCCTGTAGCCTCATAGACGGATTGATGGAAAGTAAAAAATCTTTCATATGGTTCAATGGTGATAACATAAGAAAGATGTATGATGACTGGGACTTTTCTGATGCTGGTCGATTGAGACAAGCAAAGAGAATGTCAGAAAAAGCCAAGACATGTAATGAGTTAGGATTAGTTGTTGTATGTGATTTCATATGTCCGACACAACAATTGAGAAAAGTTTTCAATGCTGATAAGATTGTGTGGATGGACACAATCAAAGAAAGTCAGTATAAAGATACTGATAGATTATTTGAACCACCAGATTATACTATTCGAATAACGGACTTTAGTGAGTTTGATGAAAACATTTCACTTCTTTGTGGGACTGCCTAGATCAGGCGGCACAGTATTATCCAGCATACTAAATCAAAATCCAGATGTTCATGTGGCATCAACCACAGCAATGTTTGAGGTTCTAAAAGCAGTTGATGAGACGTGGCACAAGACGCCAACGATGATCGCACATCCCATACCAGAACAACTAAAGAATATAACTAAAGCAGTTGTAGATAGTATGTGGAAACATAGAAGCGAACCAATCATCATTGATAGAAATAGAGCATGGGGATCTAATATGTCTTTTGCTCAAAAGGTCTTTGAAAAAGATATAAAGGTGTTCATCACAACAAGAGACTTACCTAGTGCTATGACTAGTTGGGCAACTCTATACAAGAAAGAGAATCCCAACGCCAATCAATCAGATGTTGAAAGATATGTAAAGGAGATGTGGAAGAACTTTGTTGAACCATCTACTAAGTCCATAATCGATCTAGTAAAGCACTCCGACGTTTTGTTGATTAACTATGATGACTTTATCAATCACACAATTGAACAACTTAGTAGAATAGAAACGTTTCTTGACTTACCTAAACATACATACGATCTAGAGAATATCAAAGGCGACTTTCAAGAAAAGAACATCGTGCCATTTGGTCCAAAGAATATGCACTATATAAGATCAAAGATTGAAAAAATATCTGTGCCTGCAGAAGAAGAACTTGGCCCAACTCTGTTTGAGCATTTCAAAAATCTTGATGAAAAATATAAAAGCGAGTTACATCATGGAAATCATTAAAGACCTTCTATCAAGAGAGAAACAAAACGAAATCGAGAGAGAGTTGCTTAATGGCAACTTTCCTTGGTACTATACAGCCGAAGCAACCTATGACCAATTCAAAGATTACCGAACACTAAACACATCTTTCTTTGGTCACATCTTCTATGTGAATGGCAAGATAATGTCGGAACATTATTATCCTTTGGTCATTCAACCAATCGTTGAGGCGCTTGAACGATACAAAGGTAAGAGATACCAAAATCGTATCTGGCGTGTCAAAGCTAACCTATATACAAAAGACGGTTCTTATCCAGAAGACTTTCATCATCCACCACATGTAGATAACTCCGACGATAACTTTCGTGGCGAAACTTTTCTATACTTTGTGAATGATGCTGATGGTGACACATTTTTCTTTAATGAGCATTATGATTATGTTCATAAAAGATACGGCCCGGAAAACTTTGACGGAAGATTTACAAATCAGCTAAGAGTTCCACCAGAGAAAGGTAAATCTGTTCTAATTCCACTAACTCAGTGCCACACATCATCTATTCCGAGAAGTGGTGGTCCTCGTGTCACATTGAATTTTGTTTTTGGTGAGGTTTTCTAGTATAAATAACACTACTTGACATTCCGCTCTTAGGATGCTATTATAAGCATACTGATAGCACACTTGAAGGAAGACTTAGATGAGAAACAAGGTTATCGCTCTTATTGCCGCAATTGGTATTTCCTTTGCGGTTGCTACACCTGCTAATGCTCAGTTTTGGGGCGGCTACGGTGGATACTATCCTGGCTTTGGTTATGGTGGTTGGGGTTACGGTGGATATGGTTACGGTGCTGCCGCTCTTGGTGCTGGTCTAGCTGTTGGTGCTATCGCTGGTGCTATTGCTGCTAGTAATCAGCCTTACTATGGCGGATACTATTATGATGGTTATGCTGCTCCACGTGTAGTCCAGAAGAAACAGATTATCATCCGTAACAGTCCGGGTGCAAGAGTTATTGAACAGGACATCTTTGATTGGTGATTGAATAATGTGCTATTACACTGTCACACTGGATCACATGGTTCCAACTGAGGGTCATAAACGTGCGATTATGATCCTCGATGCTAAAGATGAGACCGAAGCCTCTGCTAAGTTTCTTAACACCTTCGGTCCACAATATCATAATGATATAGACTTAGTGAAAGGCATACATATACCACAAGGCTTTGATCGTCTATTGACAGATCAGGCAAGAAAGTATATTATGAAAGTAAAGACAAAGGCAGAGGATGCTCCTCCGCTTATGTCATATCAGAATATGCTACATTTGACATATTGACAGAATATGCTACAATCAACATAATGAGGTGAATATGGAATATGTTTTTGTGAATGACTGGTTCATCTACTGGTTCGCTACTGTAGCAATGATTATCTGGACCTCAATGGCATGGCTAATGTTGGTCGCTACCGTGTTTATAACAACGGTTGTATATGATATCTTTAAACAAGTTACTTTGAAGTGGAAAAAGAAATGAAATATGTAATCATCTTGTTAGCAGGTTTGTTTCTAACATCGGCATATGCTAAAGAACGGATGGACGGCAAAGCGGCGGAAGAAAAGTTAGTTTGTGTTAGTAATGCTGAATTAGATAAGACAATGAAAGAAAAGGGATATGGTATCCTTTTGAATATGACAAACGATAATGGTGTTGTTGAAACTGTATGGATTGGTGGTCAGTCTATTATGATTACTGCCGCTGTTGAGAAGCAGGACACAAGCTGCCTTTTAGCCGCAATGAAAAATGTGACTTACAATCCAAATGCAATAGAACAGATTTACGAAATTTATAAGAAACAAACTAAGCAGAAGGATATCTGATATGGCATGGGGTTATCACCTAAGTCTTGATTGTTATGGTGGAGTTAAAGAGTTCATTACAAACAAAAACAATATCGCTTCGTTTGCTAAAGAGTTAGTGAAGCGTATTGACATGAAAGCATATGGTGAGCCCCAGGTCATTCACTTTGGTGAAGGCAATAAGCAAGGTTATACACTTGTCCAGCTTATTGAAACATCAAACATCTGTGGTCATTTCTGTGACGATACAGGCAACTTTTATCTTGATGTTTTCTCATGTAAGCCATATGATACACAACAGGTACACAGAGCGGTAGAAGAGTTTTTCTCTCCTGATCGTATAGTAGAGCATTACATAGAAAGAGAATAGTATGCCCGAAACATTTGGATTGTTTTCAACTCCTGTTGTTTCGTTTGAGATGAATAGAGATTTTACCGAAGAAGAACTGGACTCGATATTATCACATTCTGAAAACGCACGACCAGGACTTATGGGTAATAGAACAACTGTAGGTAGAAATGTTCTAGACGATCCAGAGCTTTCTGACATTAGAAAATTTGTAGATGAAAGTCTTGAATGGTATGTTGGCAATATACAGAAACCAAAAGATAAGTTTGAAGTATACCTAACTCAATCTTTTGTTAATCTGATTAGTAATGGTCAGGGTCATCATGTTCATACACACCCTAACAGTTACTTGTCAGGCGTTCTCTATGTTCAAGCCAATCAAGATAATGACAGTGTCACATTTATAGGCGAGGCAGCAGCATGTCCAAAGTTTTTCAGTCTACCAACTGAGGATTTCAATGTGTTCAATAGCAATAGATGGTCAATGCCAGTCTGGACGGGAAGACTTTTGATCTTTCCTTCTAATGTGCCGCATCAAGTGAATCTTGTGAATAATTCATATGAAAGGATCAGTATAGCGTTCAATACGTTTATAAGAGGTCAAATCGGTATGGAAGAAGAATACACATTATTGGACTTAAAGTGATTTCTTGAATATCAGAAACCACTAAATAGATTACAGGCTTGCGACTTTGCGGTCTGTAAATAGCCAACGACTGCGAATGTACCAGCGTTGGCACCCATCCCCTTCTCGGCAGGCAATGCCTAAAACAATCCCACATTTCATTAATCTTTCGTTTACTGTGGAGTATTGTCCGTGGAGGCATAACAGAAAGGTACTACTATGAAGAAGGTCTTATTTGCTTTCATTGCGGTACTTGCTCTATGCGGTTCCGTAGAAGCAAGAAGCCGTTATTCAGGCAATCACGTTGCTGAGGAATCCGATCCTATCTCCTCTCTATTGGGTGGTGATGATTGGGCAGTCTCACCTCAGCCACGTTTTAAGAATAAGAGACAGGCTAGAAACTATCAGGATACACAGGAAGAGAATTGGGGTTTTGGTTCCGCTTCTACTTCCCTGGTAGCCTACGGCCACCAATTGCAGCGTCAGGGGTTTCGTGTTTCGGAACATCCGTCATTTGGTGGAGTCCATCATGTTCATCACGGATGGGCCCACTACGCTGGCCGAGCCATTGATGTGAATGTCGGGCGAGGCGTGGTAGAAGCACGTTCTGGATATGCTAATAAGTTTGACCAGCTGGCTGCCGACGCAAGAGCAGCAGGGTACACCGTCCTCTGGCGAGTGCCGGGTCACTATAATCACATACATATTCAGCATTAACAGAAGGGCGGCAGAAATGTCGCCCTTTTTCTTTACTAAATACTCGTATGCTAAAAATTGAAACTGTATTTGCTAAACGTAGAGAAAAGGCAAAAGAGCGTCTAGAGATATGTGAGAAATGTGATAGCTATAATCACACAACCACTCAATGTCTCGAATGCTTTTGTTTTATGAGTGTTAAGACATTATGGCCATTTGCCGATTGTCCGCTAAACAAATGGCAATCATATAAGGAAGAAAAGAATGGACGAGGTAGTAGAGAAAGCTAAAGTTCTATTAGGCAATATGTTTGTGCTCTATATGAAAGCCCACGCATATCACTGGAACTACATTGGTGACAACTTTCCACAGTATCATGCTTTCTTTGGTGAGTTCTATGAGAGTGTTCACGGCGAGATTGATGTCGTAGCCGAGCACATTAGAGCAATGGATAATTTTGCTCCAGCTTCTCTCGCTCGTATAATTGAGCTATCCGAGATTAAAGAAGACGCACAGATTGTTAAACCAGAAAAGATGATACAGAACCTATATGATGCTAATGAACAAGTTCTTACTTGTCTAAACGAATGCTATGAACTTTCAGGCAAAGAGAAAGCATTTGGTTGGCAGAACTATGTTCAGGATCTGATCACCGCACATCGTAAACAGCGTTGGATGTTGAGGGCAACTCTAGGAGAAAAGTAATGGCTTTTATCTTCCGTAATTACTGGCCACAGCCACTAGCAGGTTATATTTCAATACATAACTTTAATAACGGCGTAGATGGTAAACCATACTCATTCATGGTATGGAACTCGGGAGATAACAGAAATTTCTATCAAGAAGATTATCACGATAACAAGTGGCAAGCAACATGGGTTATGGACTATCTTGGTGACAAAGGCGTAACAGAAACAGCCGACATCTATCCAAGAAGATCATACCAATTCTGGACACAGTATAGAACAACTGCTTTTACAAAAGGTAAAGAAATTCTTTGGGGTGGTGTTCAGAATATCGGTGATGAGTTCAATGCGCCAATTCAGATTGATCCAATTGCTTCTACAAAGTTTGAAGCACCAACTCCTGGCAATCAAAGAGTAAAGTATGTTAATCAGTATAACTATTTCAACGGATACACTGACGTTATTGAATTAGAATACGATCAATCATTTGGTTCTAAGAAAGCAACTGGCTGGAGAGCATGGCACGCCCGTGAAGTTGGTATCATCCAGATACAGTGGCGTTATGACGGAAAAGACGTTGGTGGTGTTGTACCAGGAACTGTTTCCGTTGTCAAAGGAAAGATTGTCAATAAGTATCCTGTATTGACCTAATACTGATCTTGTGATATAATACATTATGAAAAAAGTGAATGTAGGAATACTCAATACTCTCGCTAAGATTGCTGAGGCAAACGATGATAGCAATATCCGTTTTGCCGCAGCGGTCGTGTATCGTAACAAGATTGTTTCTGTCGGATACAATCGTAAGAAATCCCATCCATTCCAAGCAAAGTTTTCCAAGAATCCCGAGGCTATCTTTTTACATGCGGAAGTTCATGCTATCAAGAATGCCTTGCGTGAACTATCTGTGGAAGAACTGAAAGACACAGAGTTATACATTACCAGAGTAAAGAAACCTAAAGCAGGCGACAAGCATTTTGTTTGGGGTCTGGCTAAACCGTGTTGTGGTTGCGAAAGAGCAATCGCAGAGTTTGGTATCAAGCGTACCGTTTATACAACTGATGAAACTGGAAAATATGAGGTGTTATAATGAGTGAGAAGAAGATCATTAAATTTGAACTTGAAAATTTAGCAGACAAAACTGGATATGCTTCTTTTTCAAGAGTAGATATACCCAAAGGTGGCAAGATCATTGATGTGTCGTATTCTGCTTATACCACATATCTACACGTTATCTGCAATCCTCTTCATAGAAAGAAAGAGCGATGGTTTGCTACCTTTGAAGAAGATATGCCGATGGAAGATTATGAAAAGAAAACGTTTGAGTATATCGGCAGGGTCGGTGTCGTTCCTGAACTATACGTTTTCGAGGTTCATGACTAAAGGTTCATAAATACTCTTAGGAATAGTCCTTAGGAGGATACTTTGTCTAAAGCATCAGACGACCACGAGCTTGCGGTTAGAGATAAAATCAATCAAATGAAGATATCTGGTCTTAAGGCTGAAAGACCTAAGGCTGATGTTAAGTATTCTGATATCAAAGTTACTTTAACAAAAAAAGGCAAAGCGCAAAAGACAGCCTGGGTGGAAGTTAAAATGAACCACTCGGACAACTTGGGAAATATCAGAGTAGCTTGGGATGGAAACCGCTGGTCTGCTTCTGAAAAAGGTGGTATCACTCCTCTTAAAGCATTTATGGCACAACTATTGAATAGTGGTAGAGGCAAAACACAAGCAGATAAATTTCTCAATGATCTTGCCAAGTTTGTCGGTGCTAAAAACAAAAATCAAATAAAAGTGCCAACAACTGAAGGCGGCCTTAAAGATCCCAAAGCTGTGACACATAAGCAAATGGCTGCCTTTCTAAAAACCCGATCATCTCAATACTTTGTTGATGTTGATAATGTTGATCTAGGTAAACTAGTAACAAAGCATTACAACGAAGGTAAAGCTGAGCCAGTGGCTTATATGCAAGCTGGTAATGATTTCTTTTTGGTTGGTAGTCTAGATGATCTCAGTATCAAAAGTAAACATTCTGACATTCCTTTCATTAAAGGAAAAGGAATGTTTAGAATGAGAATAGGTTTCAGAACAAAATACTATGAAGTTCAACCAGAGATAAAAATCAAAACGATGGGCGATAGTCGCTACTCACTAATAGATTCAAAAAAGAAAAACCCTTTTGATGGATTGTAAATGATCAGATTATCAGACTTTCTCACTGAAGCCGCGGCAGAAAAAGATCGGCACTTGACACACATTGAAGATGCTGTATTAGAAGGCGGTGTCGTCGGTACTCGTAACGCTATTCAGTTTCTTATCTCATTGAGAGATATGTTTGCTGATGATGGACAGACATTATCAGAGGCACGTGGCTCTCTTATTCTAAGAACTAAGTTTGATGGAGCACCAGCTTTGTATGCTGGTATCAATCCAGAGAACGGTCGTTTCTTCGTTGGGTCTAAATCTATCTTTGCTAAGAATGCTAAACTCAATTATACTGAAGCAGACATTAGAGCAAATCACTCTGGTGGTCTAGCAGCTAAACTTTCACTTGCTTTGAAATATCTACCTGAATTGGGGATTACTGGTATCATCCATGGCGATTTTATGTATTCGAGAGATGAGCTAAAATCGGAAACTATCGATGGTAAAAAGTATATTACGTTTCGTCCGAACACGATCACGTATGCTGTTCCGCAAGGTACGACGCTCTCTAAGCAGGTACTTTCTTCTCGAATGGGAATTGTTTTTCACACTTCTTATAGTGGTCCCACTATGTCTTCTCTCCAAACTAATTTCGATGTTGACATCGGGCGTCTAAGAGCATCAAAGAATGTATGGTATCGTAGCAATAGATTTATGGACGTTACTGGCAGAGCCACACTTACTAAGTCAGAGAATGCTAAACTAACAAGCATACTCTCACAATGCGGCACAGTCTTTAGAACTATTCCAGCTTCATTACTAAATCAGATTGCCACTAGCGACACGTATAAGATACACATTATGACTTTCTACAATCAGAAGGTTCGTGCCGGTGAGCATATGACCGCTGGACATACAGCCCAGCTAATCAAGTGGGTTGGAGATAAATATCAAAAGAACATTGATGATGCCAAGATGCCTGCTACTAAAGCAAAGCGTAAGGCAGAGAGGGATATGGTTCTTAGATGGTATCGCCAGAATGCTGCCGATCTAAAGAAGATATTTCAGCTACAGAATTTATTGATTGACGCTAAGATGTTATTGATTGCTAAGTTCAATCAGGTCAACGATCTTGGTACATTCTTACACACCGCTGATGGTGGCTACAAAGTAACAACCCCAGAAGGTTATGTTGCTGCCTGGTCAACTGGCGGAGATGCTGTCAAGCTAGTAGATCGCCTGGAGTTTAGTAGAGCAAACTTTTTGGCCGTCAAGAATTGGGGCAAGTAATGACCGATAAGCCAGAGACAAAGCCTGTTCCTGTCATCAAGACTATCAAAAAGATCGTCAAACAGGCTCAAGATAAGAAAAAGACTAAATAAACAATATAAACCCGCAGAGGGAGAGAATGAAGAAAATCGTATTCACATTTGGCCGTTATAATCCACCTACAACAGGTCACGCAGAACTAATCACATATGCCGTCAGACTAGCACAAAAGAACGGCGCTGATCATCGTATCTATACTTCCCAGTCACATGATCCATCTAAGAATCCCCTAGCACCAAGACAGAAGATGATGTTTCTGCGCCAGATATTTCCTGGCGTTAATTTCGTTGATGATCCAGCAATGAAGACCGCCTTTGCTATTTGCCGCAAGCTGGCTGACGAAGGTTACGAAGATGTAACATTTGTGGTTGGTGATGACCGTCTATCAGATTTCAAAACATCATTTAGCAGATATGTCAAGCCAAAGACTGCTAAAGATTATAATCCCAAGATCCATTATCCATTCAAAAAATTTCAGGTTGTATCATCAGGTGCTAGAAAGCAAGGCATCTCTGGTACAGACTTACGTGCGGCAGTTCGCAAGGGTGACTTTGCTACATTCGCTAAAGCCTCAGCGGCTAGAGATAAGACACTAGCTCGCAAGATATTTACTGCGACTAGAGCCCAATTGAAAGAACAAATGTTATACGAAGAAATGAGCCGCAAGGACTTTAGTAATCATCTCAATTCATTCCTTGATTTTTGCTGTGATAAACTAAACATATCCGACAAGCCAAAACTAAAGTTCAAAGAACCTGCGGACCAGGGTGAGCAACCATCATTTGCTGCTTATGCTCCTGGTGCCCGTGAGGTTTATGTTATGAGCAAGAATAGACATCCAATGGATATCTTTAGATCAGTTGCCCATGAGTTAGTTCATCATAAACAGAATGAAGAAGGACGCATTGGCAAAGACATAGCCAAAGAAGGTGCTACTGGATCTGATATTGAGAACGAAGCTAATTCAAGAGCCGGCGAACTTATGCGCTGGTATGGCAAAGCTAATCCATCAGCCTTCAGTATGAGTTATGTTACAGAGAATAAAGCTATAGTCTTAGCTGGCGTACCTGGTAGTGGAAAAGATAAGATACTCAAAGAGACCATTCTACCATTTGGCTTCACAGAGATATCCTCAGAGACATATACAACGCCGTCAGACCGGTTGATTGTCGTCAATGGTACATCCAACTATGAGCGTATCCGTTTCATCAAAGAAGACCTAGAAAAAGCTGGTTATGAGACAATCATGGTATTCGTCAATACCAGCAACGATGTTTCAAGACAACGCAATGAAGCAAGAGCCGACAAGGGCGGAAGAGTAATCAATGAGGCTGTAAGATATACAAAGTGGAAGAATGCTCAGGATACTCTAGACCGCTATGACGATCTATTTGAAAGAGTATTTGTTGTCCAGAATGATTTAGACCTTAATCAGTCACAAGAGGTTATTCAAGAGACACATCATAAGCTAATTGAAATGGTATCAGAGGATATTCGTCAGTTTGCTCTAGCACCAGCCGATAAGAAGTTTGAGAATATGTTAGAGGGCTATACAGATTTCTCTGTCAATAACAGAAAGAATCCAACTGGTGGTGCTGGCAATTGGGGCACATCAAAACTCGCTGACAGATATAAGTCAGATACACCAGGTCAGATTCCTGGTAAGAATTTAGAGATGGGTTACTATCAACCAAAAGTCAAAGTCTTTGGCAATCTACCAAAGCAGGCTGATAGAGTTGGACAGACATTCACCTCAGCTAAGAATCCATCATTCGTCGGTGATATCACAAGCGACCAGAATGCTTTCTCAATCGGTGAGCCTTTGACAAACTGGTCTGCTATTGATCGTTGGGCTATGAGAGAAGAGACCAGAAATCGCTTCAAGGCAAAGTATGGTTATTTGGCTGAACAGAAGATTAAAGAGATCGCAGATAAATTACGCCGTGAGGCTAATTTTGATATCTCATCATCATCTGGCTTTATTGGTGCTACACCTAATGCTGGTAATGCTGGTGACGATGGCACAAGACCTGATATCAACGCAGAGTTTGAGAAAATGGCTATAATGAAGCCTAGAAGAAAACTAAATAAGAAGAAATGATTTTAGAAATCAATCAAAAAGGAACCAACAATGTTTAATAACAGATTTAATAGTTCTAAGAACGATCCTCTTGTAGAGGCCGTAAAACAAGCTCAGGCTGAAGGCGATCTTCGTCGTCAGGCTGTTGCTGCCGTCAATGAGCAATTTGGCGTTTTCTCACGTAACGCAGTTGTTCGTGAGGATCTAGCTGCTTATGACGCTGCTATCGAGGAAGCCTATAAATGTATGAAGGAAGAAGAAAAACAGAAGAAAAGTGAAAAAGAAATAAATGCTGAAAAGACAAAAAAGACTTTTCCGAACGTAAAGCATGTAACATCAAAGGGTCATCCTGATTGGGAAAAGCATGGCATTAAAGATATTCCAACAGTCAAAGAAGGCAAGAAACTTGCCGACAAAGACTATGACAAGGACGGCAAGATTGAGTCCCCAAAAGATGAAGTATGGGGTTCACGTTTCCGTGCTGCTAAAGCTGCTGGTAAGATGGAAGAAGGCTCAGCCGTATCTGGTGAAGATCCAGGTATGGAAGTTGCTAAGAAAGCTGGCGCTGCTCAACAGTCACAGACACCATCATCAACACCTGCTCCTACAAAGAGTAAAGACCTTAGCTCAACATTCTCTAGCGCCCGTGGTGCTGCTGGTATGAATGAAGCACAGATTGATGAAATCTCAAAAGAACTAGCTGGTCGTTACGTTAAGCAGGCTGACTATAAGCGTTCCGAATCTTCTTTCCGTTCTGGTAAAGTTTACGGTAAAGAACTTGCCACAAAGAGAAGAACAAAGCAAGACGTTGAAGATTCACGTAAACACAATCGTGATTCCTTCAAGCGTGAAAAAGGCATCAACATGGCGGTTAATAAACTAACAGGTCGTGCTAAAGTTTCTGCTAATGAAGAAGTTATGAAGGAATCCATCAAGGCTAAACTTCTTGCTAAACACATGAAAGAAGATAGACAGATAGATGAGATCGTTGTTCAACCTTCACAAATAAAGTCAGGTGAAACACTAGGTCAGGCAATGAATAGACTTCAAGGCAAGACAGCTATCAAAGGTGGTAAAAACGATATATCTACACCAAAACCATCTTCATCTTCTGGTCCGCAGAACAATCCTGGTCTAGCATCCGCTAAAGGATTTCCTAAAACTGCTGATAAACCAATCGGTGACGCTGGTTACAAGTCAGGTCAAACAGTTTCATTGAAACCAATTGGTGATACAGGTTCAGCTATGGCAGCGGACAACAAGCCAGAGCCAGCACGTCCTGCTCCAACACCAGGTTGGAAATCACCTGCTCCTGTTGATCAAGCAAAAACAATTGGTGCATCTGGTGGCGAAGCTCCTATGGCAGCACCTAAGGTTGCTCCAACACCACCTTCACGTCCTGCTAATTTGGGCGGTTCATCTGCTCCTGCTAAACCAATGCAGAATCCAGATCAGAACATTACAAAAGTAATGAAAGAGTCAGTTCAAGTTGGTGTCAATAAATACAGGATTGTATAATGGTGCATTCACCAAAAAGAAGTTCGGTATTTGGAAGTAGAAAAACTGGTGATCTAACTGACAGAGAGGCACCTCGTAAGGCAGTTGGTAACCAGAATCTAACTCCAGGTAGATATGATGTTAATGAAGAAGCAAAGAAAGGATCACAGAAGGTCCTTTCTAAGATTAAAGCTGGCAAGGCTGAAACTGGTGGCACAGAGACACCAGTTATTATCAATCCTGATAAGCCCGACGCCATCGGCAAAACTTATAACTAAAAAGGAAAACTAAAATGCCATTATGGGGTAATTTCGATAACGCTGCTAATTCAGACATTGCAGCACTAATGCAGGTCAATCAAAGTCCTGCTAACACAACAGCAAGAACTTTGCTATTCAATAACACAACTGCTAACACAGTTGTAAAGAGTGCTAAGGGCGCTGGCAACGTAGTAGTTGGTCAGTTCTTTGCTAACACCGCTGAAATGAGAGCCGCACAGGCTTCACCTGGTGGTTCACATCCACAACATGCTGGCTGGGTTCTTCGTCACGAAGGACGTGGTCTCAAAGCTGGTCGTGTATGGTACGAAACACTTGTTGCTATGGGTTCATCAAGAAGCGATGCTTCCGATGACACATACTTCCCAGATTATGCATTGCTTATTGGCACACAGCCATCAAGCAATTCATCTGCTACAGCCGGTAACTTGACATTCACCGTTGCTGCTTCATCTGTTCCAACTGGTGCTACACTCAGCTATCAGTGGCAGGTTAATAACGGCGGTTGGGTTAATCTTTCATATGCTGCTGGCCAGTATTTTAATCCAACAACTCTTACACTTACAGCAAACAACATTACAGCAAACGGCAATGTGTTCCGTGTAGCAGTTTCTACAACAGGCGCAAATACAGTCTATTCAAGCAACGCTACAATCGCAAAAGTTTAAGGAGTGATATAAATGAAATCATTCCTTGATCATCTAAAAGAAGAGGTTCTGCCAACAGTCCAAGTGGCTGATGGCGGCCTCGATATCAGTAAGCCAGCCGTTCGTGCTGCTATCAATGCTGCTATCGCTGGTGTTGTATCACAGCCAGCGGTAACACCTTACGTTGTATTCAATAGACTATCAAAGCTACTCGCACAGTATCACATCGTTCTTCCTAAGCGTTTCTTAGAAGGCGATAAAGGTGTAGAGGTATTTGAGCTACGTCAATTTGGACACAAGATGGGCATGACCGACTCTGGTGAGTTTGTCAATGAAGTTCCATCAACTCATTACCTATTCTTGCAGTATGGTATTCTATCACCATTTGGTATCACATATGCTAAACCAGTAGTTGGTGGTATGTTCAAGGTTATGGCTAGAATTGTTGATAAGGAAGAACTAGACAAACTTATTGACATGGCTGAAATTACTATGGCTGAGGAAGCCGAAGTCAATCAGGCTATTGCTAAAGCTAATGCTCCTAGAGATCCTATGCATGATATCACTTCTGATGAAAAGAAGAAGGGTAACAAAGAAGCAGTAGGAGCATCTGAAAAAAAAAGTTTAGATGAAGGTGAAGTCAAACGCTTTGTTCCTACTCCTCCAAAACGTAAAGTAAAAGTTGTTGGAGGAAATAAAGAAGAAATAGAACAACAGCGTAAAAAACTTGACGCCTATCACAAGGCACGCCATAACAAGGATATAAATGAAGATACTCTTGATGAGGTTTCTCTAGGCAAACTTGTTCGTTATAAAAACAAAGCGGGCGAAGGTCGTGAAAAAGGTCTTACTCTTGCTGACAAGAAGATGAAAGGCAAAGCAAAAGTAAATGCTTCTGCGCCTAAGAATGCCTACATGGAAGAAGATAAAGATCCATGTTGGAAGGGCTATGAGATGATTGGCATGAAGAAGAAAGGCGGCAAGCCTGTTCCTAATTGTGTGCCAGTTAAAGAAGAACAGATTGATGAAGTATCAAAAAGACTTCTCGGTCGTTACATCAAGAAAGCTCATGTTAGTGGACTTGGTGCGGCCGCCGAAGGTGAGCAAGCATATTCTAGCAAGGACAAAGAAGGTCTTCATAGAGCCAACAAGACTGGTGAAAAGAGAGAACAAGGCATTGAACGTGCCGTAAATAAAATGACAGGCAGTGCCCGTGTTTCTGCTAATGAAGCATATGAAAAACAGGAAGCTGGTGTAAAAACTAAAGATGGTAAAACACATACATTACACAGACGCAATCCTGGTCATTCCACTGAATACCATACTGTTACCACAAAAGACGCAGAAGGTAAAACAACTGTAAAAGCTGGTAAACCAAAGTATATCAAAAAGCATTGGGATAAGTTAGAAGAAACACAGATTGATGAGATTTCTACTAAACTAGCTAGATCCTATGTTGCAAAGGCAAAGGAAGACGGTAAAGGTGGTAGAGCACAAGGTGTTTTTAGAGCAATTGGTAAAATGACAGGTCAATCCTATGAGAAGGTTGATAAGAACCATGGTAATGTTACAGTTGGTCATCTCAAACCAAAAGTTCTAACAAAAGAAGAAAGTCTTGATGAGAAAGCTCCTCCAGGCGCTAAGTTTGAGCGTATGGTAAAGCATATCAAAAAAGGTTATGCTAAAGACGGCGAACTAACCAAGAAGGAAAAGGGCATTGCCTTTGCTACTGCTTGGAAAGCCAAGAACCGTGAAAAGGGTGAGTGATCACCTAAAGAAGAGTAGAACAACATACATGGCCCACTTATTGTGGGCTGTGTATGCTGGCTTCTTTCTAATTCTCATTGGTATTGCTTCTATCATACATGGATTCTTTCCGTTCTTATTTGAAGGCACAACTTCTAATACAATCATCAATATGTTCTACAGACGATTGTATAATCATCCAAATCCTGACTATCAATATAAGATTATGAAGGAAATGAAAAAAGCTAAGAACTAATGTTTGACTTGAATGATGGTAACTTTTTGATCTATGCTGCTAAATGTTACGACCGTCCACACATTCTACAATCAGAATTTGAGGATGATCTCAAGCGTCTAAAGTATGTCAAGAGGTTACTACGCAAGTATAAACAAACTGGTGAGTTCAAGGAACGATTAGTTCTTAATCACGTTATCATTCTAGCTAATGTGTTTGGTGTAGAAGCGACAACCAACATGCTATTCTTCAAAGTCGATCAAGAAGATTATCCCCTACTTAAAACAATCTTAATATATCTTAATTATATGCCTTCCCGTTTGAATGCTACGTTTGATAAATACTACGTCAGACAGGAAGAGATTCCCGTGGATCTGAAGATAGCAAATATATTGAGGACGATATGATAAAAGAAGAAGTCGGTGTTGGTGGTGGTGGAGTTGCTGGCATTGGTATAGACGCACCTGGCAAACCTGGTTCTGGTGAGCCTGGCGTTTCACCTAAACATCAAGCTAAGAACAAGTCACCAATTCTGTTTCCTAAGATGATGAAAAGATCAGAACCAAACAATATCGTAACATCAAGACGCAATGGACAGTTTGCTGGTGCTGCGGTGTTCGAGGTCAACTCAAAGATATTTCATAATCTAACTATGCAAAAGCGCAAGGGCAAACACTGGCGCACATACTTAGAAGAAGATGACTGCTACGCTGAGATTAGAGAGTGGGCAGCAAAGAATCCAAAAGGTAAAATCGTTGTAAGAAACGAGTCTACCGGCGAGATGAGATATATAAAATACTGAGGAGCAAATTATGTCAGAGGTATGTAAGAAACTATTTCCTCACGAAGACACGGTGAACTTAAACAAGTTCTTTGGTGATCCTCGTGGCAGTAACGGTCAAGTAAGCCGTAAGTGGTATGCAGCAAACATTGTTAAGTGGACGCCGCCTTATCCAATCTTCTATTCAGATGGTAAGCGAACACCACTAAGAACATTACAGCTACACAAGAAAGTTGTAGATGTTTATACCGCAGCTTACACAGAGGTTAAAGAACACTTTACACCACAAGAGATCAAAGAGCTACATCTCGACATCTCTGGTGGTACATTCAATTATCGTTTGATGCGTGGTGGTTCAAGATTGTCAGTTCACGCATACGGTATAGCTATTGATATGGATCCTGCTAGAAATCCATTTCCTAAGAAGTGGGCAGAAGGTATGATCAACCGAGAGTTTTGTAATATCCTAATGAAACATGGTATTTGGTGGAGAGGTATCAATGGTGATACCGATGCCATGCACTTTCAAGCTGCATGGAGATATTGAGAATAAGACATGTCTATTTTGCTTTCAGGGCAGGAAAACATAAGAACGAGATTGTTCAGGCAAGTAGATGTGTTCAATCAGATATTGACGCCCCTTTGGATTGAGGGCGTCAATGTCCAAGGGTTAAAACCTCCCAATAACCCTGTATCAGAGGGAGGCTAGAAAGGATTGGAACTAACAATGTCCGATAACGACACCAACGATTTCGAAAATGCTGTTGGTGCTGCTGTTACAAGAGTACCACCTATCATCACCGCTATTCTTGCGGTCGGTGGGCTGGTGGCTGCTTACTTTATGACAATCGGTGAGTTCAAAGTAAAAGACATGGAATTACAGCAAAAGGTAATGTACCTTGAGCAAAAGGTGGATCACATAGAAGAAACTATGGATACTATCAAAAACAAACTTGAGACACGTATTCCTGTCGTCGATGGCGACCGACAGGATCTTCGTAAGGAGATTGATAGCCTCAAGCAAGTCATTCAGGAAATGAAACCTTTATTAAAGAAATAACTTGACATAGCGTTAAGTTTTGTTTATGATACTATTTCATTATGCTCAGGTGATGTATGTCGGTATATATTGATAAGAAGTTTATTTCTCTCCTCGCTCCTAAACTTTCACAGTTCAAGCAGCGGGGAGAGTTTTTATGGAACTTCCGTTGTCCTGTATGCGGAGATTCACAGAAAGACAAGACAAAGACACGTGGCTACATCTATAAGCGAAAGGAACACTTTGGCTTTATGTGCCACAACTGCCACTCTACAATGGGTCTTGGAAAGTTCATTCGCTATGTTGACCCTTCTCTATATAATGAGTATCAACTGGAATCGTTTGTTCAATCTAACACAACGGTTAAGGTTGATATCAATCAGTTTATAACAAAGCCGGTATTTAAACATCAGGTCATTGAGAGCAATCTTCCTGAACTAGCATCTTTAAGTAAAGAACATCCTGCTAGAAAGTATATGGATGAAAGAAAAGTTCCACTCGATGGTCTTTACTATGCGGAAGATTTTGCTGATTATATAACCACAGTATTTCCAGACAATACGAAGCAACTATATAAAGAGCAACGAATAGTAATACCATTCAAAGACAAAGAAGGAAAACTATTAGGTGTTCAAGGACGAGCCATCGGGCAATCCAAAATCAAGTATATCACGATTAAGGCTAACGAAGATACTCCTAAGATTTTCGGCTGGCATGGATTGGATACATCTAAAACTGTGTATGTTGTTGAGGGACCCATCGATTCTCTTTTCCTTGTCAATAGCGTGGCTACTATGGATGCAGCATTATATACTGCTGCTAATACAATAGGACTTGACTATGATTATGTTTTCGTCTATGATAATGAACCTAGAAACAAACAGATAGTTTCCAATATGCGGAAGACGATTGAGATGGGAAAGAAGATTTGTGTGTGGCCTGATACTATTCAACAAAAAGATATCAATGATATGGTGATAGCAGGAATGCATCCAAGTGAAATCCAACACATCATAGATAGTAATACATTTGAAGGATTAATCGCTACGATGAAAATGAACCAGTGGAGTAAAGTATGAGCATTGTAAAGGAAATTCAAACACAACTAAAGAACAGAGGATACGATCCGGGTCCGATTGATGGTGACCTAGGTCCTAAGACACTAACAGCAATCAAGTCTTATATTTCAGCAAGTGTTATTCCTGTAGTTGAAAAGTCAAAAGATGTGGCAAAAGCAGTAGTTGAGAAAGTTGCTCCGCCAATGCCAGTTTCACAAATTGATTCTAATACACTCAAAGGTCGTGATCGTCCTTTGTATGTCAAGACAGTTCTACAAGACTTAGGCTGGAAAGATTATCAAGCCGCTGCTATGGTTGGACAGTTTATGCAGGAGTCATATCCTGATCTTCGCACAAATGTATGGGGTGATAACAAGACGGCGCTTGGTCTAGCACAGTGGCGTGATAACTATAACAAAGCAACTGGTGAGCATTCACCAGGTCGTCTAACTGATCTTGCTAACTTTGCTACTAAACTTGGTAAGTCAATTACTGATCTTGATACACAGGCACGATTTGTTCATTGGGAACTTACTGAAGGATCTGAAAAGGGTCTTGGTAAGAAACTAAAAGCAACAAAAGATATCGATGAAGCATTGCTGATTGCTATTGGCTATGAACGTCCTCGTGGATACACACCTGCCACACCACAGACTGGTGATGGCTTTGCTAACCGTTGTAAATATGCAAAGAGCCTACTATGAACGACGCAGAGATTGAACGGCTCCGTAAATATGAAAAGTTAGTTCAGTTCATTGCTAATGATTATCATGAACTTTCATACGAAAAAGCACAATGGCAACGTGATGATTGGAAGAAGCGTTGTAAGAAACTGATAGAGGAAGATCATGATGAACGACGCCAAGATCATTGCTTTAACTAATCCTATTCTTTCTGCTTGGGAAACTAACACAGAAAGTCCGATTGGCGCAGAGGCATTCATTGCTTACACCGCCAGAGTATCAAATCCATCTAACCAACATAATACACTAACAGCACCTAAACTTCTATCATATCTAATCAAGAACAAACACTGGTCGCCGTTTGAAATGGTTTCTATCACAATGGAAATCAATACAACCCGTGACATTGCACACCAGATTATCCGTCATCGGTCATTTTCATTCCAAGAGTTTAGTCAACGTTATGCTGATCCAACCAAGGACATGGAGTTTGTAACAAGAGAAGCAAGACTACAGGATGCAAAGAATAGACAGAATAGTATTGAGACAGATGACAAAGACTTGGCTGATACATGGTATTATGCACAAAAATATGTTTCGGATCTTACTAAAGAATACTATGAAAGTGCGATAAAAAATGGCATCGCCAAAGAACAAGCAAGAGCAGTTCTGCCAGAAGGTCTAACTACAACCCGTCTATATATGTCGGGGACGTTGAGAAGTTGGATTCATTATATTGATGTTCGTGCGGAAGCAGGCACACAGAAAGAACATCGTCAAGTTGCTCTAGCAGCACAGAAAGAAATACTACAACATTTCCCATCACTTAGGGACTATTGGCAAGAATAAGAGGAAAAACATGGACAGTTTATATCAAGAGTTTATTTACAAATCAAGATATTCAAGATATCTACCAGAACAAAATCGTAGAGAGAATTGGGAGGAAACAGTTGAACGTTATCTTACCTTTATGCATAATCATCTCGCCAGTAATTATAGCTATGATATGGCTCCTATTCGTGAGAAGATAAAGAAGTCAATCATTGATCTAAAAGTTATGCCATCTATGCGTGCCTTGATGACATCTGGCAAAGCATTAGAGCGTGATAACACATGCGGATACAATTGTTCATTCTTGCCTATTGATGATCCAAAGGCATTTGACGAAGCAATGTTTATTCTTCTTTGTGGCACTGGTGTTGGCTTTTCTGTTGAACGTCAGTTCATCAATCAGCTACCAGAAATCCCAGAGAAGATGTTTGATTCCGAAACTATCATATCTGTCCGTGATAGTAAGGAAGGATGGGCTAAAGCATTGCGTATGCTTATCGCTTTGCTTTACACTGGTGAAATACCAAAGTGGGACCTGACGAAAGTAAGACCTGCCGGCGCACCCTTGAAGACGTTTGGTGGGCGATCATCAGGTCCCGGTCCTCTTTCCGAGTTGTTTAAGTTTGTTGTTAAGTTGTTCCGTAATGCTCATGGTCGTCGTCTAACATCATTAGAATGCCATGACATTATGTGTAAGATTGGTGAAGTGGTTGTAGTTGGCGGCGTTCGTCGTTCTGCTATGATTTCACTTTCTAATCTTTCTGATGATCGTATGCGTCATGCTAAGGCTGGTGCATGGTGGGAAGCAAATCCACAACGAGCATTATCAAATAACTCTGCCGTATATAACGAGAAGCCAGAGATCGGTACATTTATGGCAGAATGGATTTCATTGTATGAAAGTAAATCAGGTGAGAGAGGATTATTCAGTCGTGAAGCATGTCAAACAATCGCAAAACGAAATGGCCGCAGAAATGCTGATCAATTATTTGGCACCAACCCTTGCAGCGAAATCATCCTTAGACCTTATGGTTTCTGCAATCTCACGGAAGTTGTTATTAGAGCCGATGACACCATGGAAACTGTTCGTGAGAAAATTGAGGTTGCGACTATTCTTGGTACTTTTCAATCTACTCTTACGGATTTTCCCTACCTAAGAAAGATTTGGGTTAAGAACGCAGAAGAAGAAAGACTACTTGGTGTTTCTCTTACAGGCATCTATGACTCCAAGTTGTTTAACAATCCTGATGACAAAGGTATCAAGGAGCGTCTTGCTTCTCTTCGTGACTTTGCTGTAAAGGTGAATGATGAATTGGCCAATACTCTTGGGATTAATCCTGCCGCAGCTATTACTTGCGTTAAGCCTTCTGGTACTGTTTCGCAACTCTGTGATAGTGCGTCTGGTATCCATCCTCGTCATAGTGAATATTATATTCGCCGTGTCCGTGGTGACAACAAAGATCCTTTGACAAAGTTCATGAAGGACAAAGGTGTGCCATGGGAAGCAGACGTTATGAAGCCTGACTCCACAACCGTATTTTCTTTCCCAATGAAAGCACCTAAAGGCGCAGTTGTAAGAGATGACATTGACGCAATCAAACATCTTGAACTATGGGCTGTGTATCAGGACGCATGGTGTGAACATAAGCCATCTGTTACAATCAACGTCAAAGAAGATGAATGGATGAAAGTTGGTGCATGGGTGTATGATCACTTTGATGAAATGTCTGGTGTATCATTCTTACCACATGATGGTGGTTCATATCGTCAGGCGCCTTATGAGGAAATCTCTAAGGACTTGTATGAAGCAATGCTACCAACAATTCCAACAAGTCTTGATTGGGATAGTTTAGTAGAAATCGAAGATAATGTAGAAGGTACACAAACACTCGCATGTACCGCTGGAGGCTGTGAAATATGAGAAAACTACTTATTGCTATGATGCTACTTGCTACACCAGCAATGGCACAAACTGATATTACAATTTCAAAGTCAAGACAGCGCATGATTGTTCATAGTTCGGAGGGCAGCTACTCATGGCCAGTGAGCACCGCCCGTAGGGGTTACTATACTCCTACGGGCAGCTTTCACCCTTACTCATTACAACCAATGCACTACTCAAGGAAATATGATAATGCGCCGATGCCTCACTCCATCTTTTTTAGTGGCGGTTATGCTATCCATGCTACTCCACATACTGGCAATTTGGGGCGTCCTGCATCTCATGGTTGTGTTCGGCTTAGTCCCGGTAATGCAGCAACTCTTTACGGGATTGTAAGGAATGATATGGAAGAAACTACCATTCGGATCACAAACTGATGAACTTGATCTTATTCTACTTGAACAACTACACCAATCAAGAAGAAATAAGAAAACAATCAAGAGAGTGAGAAAGCTCTTGAAGAATGATCCTGCCATTGATAAAGGTGAAGAGTATATTGATGGTAGGATCGCCTTCTTTGAGACAATGATACAAAACAAATCCTTACTAAGTAAGAAACAGAAGAAGAAAAAGAGGAACAGAGACCCAGACATATTAGCAAGGAATCCTGCCTATGAAATGTATAGACAAGTTCTATACGTTACCGTTTTTGGTTATAAGATGTTTACGGATTCAGTATCACATTATATGTCTTATTTCAAGAAAGGTAAAGACTAATGGCTGGAGAAAGAGCAGCTATATTTGGAAGGTTTATTGAAGGACTATCAGAAAGTGAGCTAGGCGTTTCTGAAAGAGAAGAGACCTATAGAATACTTTTAGAAGTTCTTGAAGAATTTGACATTAAAGGTATGGAAGGATATCTAGACATTGATCCTGCTTTTGATGAAGTATGGAATGAAAAGTATCCACCAGAGATTGAAGATTTTGAGGAATGAATGATAACCGAGATTGTGAATTTTGAGAACGGTAGACTACAAACACCTACCGCTCCTTCATACAAATGTTCTATCTTCGGCAGTTACATATACACTTTAGACTTAGAAGCATTATCAAATTTAATACTAGAAAAGGAAGCAGAGATAACATCTCTCGATCTTCCTGAGAACTTGATTAGTCACGGTTATACAGGATTAGGTCCTAAGGCACTTACATCTAGATTTAAAGTGTTCAATGCTCTATCATGGGATCATTCTGAGATACACAAACTAAGACAAGAGATAAGATACATCTACAATATGTCATGTGACCATTTCAAGATTGACAAGAATGAGAAGGTGTATGTCCAGTGTTGGGCTAATGTGCTAAGGAAAGGTGAGAAGATGAATACTCACCGACACAGCGATAACACAGACGGAAGTTTTCTATCAGGACACTTTACGATTAGGTGTCAAGGCACAAAAACGGTATATGAGAATCCATTCAGTGACGTTATCAACTGGCCTGAGTATTACTCTTTCACTAATAGTCCTGGTCGTATCAGTATCTTCAACTCTTACATCTATCATTATACAACCGAGCACGATGATGATAGCGAAAGAATAACTATGGCGTTTGATCTATTCTACAGAGAGCCGCCAAAGCAAGGTAAGATCATAGAACTATAAGTCTCATATATATTCATATGACATGGATATATGAAAAAGAACCCCTCACAGAAATCCCCGAAGGCATTATTGGCTTTGTCTACCAGATAACCAATCAAGCAAATGGTATGAAGTATATCGGTAAGAAGAACTTTTACTTTTCTAAAACCAAGCAAGTCAAAGGTAAGAAGAAAAGAATAAAGGTTGAGTCCGATTGGCGTGAATACTATGGATCAAACAAATCTCTCGTTGAACACGTTTCGCTATTTGGTGAAGACAAGTTTGTCCGAGAGATCGTTCATCTTTGTAAGACTAAAGGTGAGATGACCTATTATGAAACCAAACACATCTTTGCCGTTGATGCTGTGTTATCAGAAAAGTATTACAATGACTGGGTGATGTGTCGTGTGAGAAAGAACCATATAAAGAAGTGAGGTGTAATATGCAGGTAGTAGTCTATTCTAAAGATCAATGTGTTTATTGTGACAAGGCAAGAAACTTGCTCAAGACAAAAGCAGTGGAACACGTTGAGTATAAACTCGGTAAAGATTTCGAGCGAGATACACTCCTGGAAATGTTTCCACAAGCTCGATCCTTTCCGGTAATAACGGTTGACAAAGAGTTCATTGGCGGTTATAATGAGCTATACGATTTACTTCTAACTTACTGAGGAATAGGAATGATTGATAAGTATGCCCTCAAGGAACAGTTACAGAATGGTGTAGTTACTGTGGTATTTGAGAAGAAAGATGGAACGGAACGCTCAATGCGGGCTACTCTTTCCGATCTATATGTTCCGCAAGTCTTATCGGAATACGATGGCCAGGAAGCGAAGCCAGCTAAACAGTTGAATGATAGTGTTCAAGCGGTCTGGGATATTGATTCCGGCGGGTGGCGCTCTTTTAGACTTGACAGTGTGAAGAAACTTATAGTAGAATGAAGGAGTGAATTATGCCACATCCGCATAAGAACCGACCTCGCAAGGGTCGGCGAAAGATTGGTTCAGGTAAACGCAAAGCCCGTCGTTTAAAAGGAAAGAAGAGGAAGTAATGCCTACTGAATTGCCGACAGCAACAAAGGAACAAGCTATGCAGAATGTTAGAGTTATCAATGTAGGTGCTTCACAAACACCTATTAACTTTATGGACGGACTGGCTCTTTTGTTCATCGGTCTAAAGCTAACAGATCATCTAGAAAGCTGGTCGTGGGTAGAGGTTCTAGCACCTCTATGGGCGCCTTTCATGTTTCACTGGTTCGTAAAGCTAGTGGTTCAGACTTTCTTTACTGGCGAGGATGAAGAGTAATGTCGATGGATAACGGTATTTACGTTCTATTAACTGAGACAGAAAAAGGCCCAGAGTATCGGGTATCATACTCGTCCGCTATAGATAACATCTACGGCGTCTGGAATGCTGAAAGAGCTAAATATGAGGGAGACCTATCTGCGATAGCGTCTACCTTTTCCGAGTCAGAGGTCTATCATACTCTAAATGAGGCTCTTGACAAAGCAGAGGAAATAGAGAATGATATTGGATATACCGAAGACGGAATATGTGTGATCAGCGATTTCAAGGATTATAGTCACATCTTCAGTTGAGGAGAACATGGCGCAGATTAAAATATACGGAACCGCAAAGAAGATGGAAAAGCGTGAGATAAAAGAGGCTGCTTCATTTTTTTGTGATCATCTTATGAAGCGCCTCAGCAAGACCATTCTTGTTAAAGTCCGATTGAGAAAGAACTTTTTCAAGAATACCAAATGTTTCGGTATGGCCACGTGGACGGATATCGATGTCAAGAACCATAATCACAGAGAATTTGAGATAGATATAGAGGCTGATTTAGGCCATGTATATCTACTGAGAACACTAGCACACGAACTGGTTCACGTTAAGCAATATGCCCGTAAGGAACTGGTTGATATGTGTTCGGGTAACTATCAGATGTGGAACCGAGTAATGTATAACGAGAACATCGTAGGATATAGAAACCTACCATGGGAGAAAGAAGCCTCTGAAAGAGAGAAAGTGTTATACCATCTTTGGCGAGAACATCAAGCTAAATCATGACAGAGGAGAAGAAAGTGAAAAAGTCGGCTGTGGTTAGACGACCTAAATTTGCTGATGAAAAGTATCTTGGACCAGAACCCGAGATCACAGATAATTCCACACAATCAGAGTTGGCCAGGGCATACAACTGGTTCAACTATTTCTATACAAGTGACGATGCCAAGGCATTCACTATATCCTACCTAAAGAGTATCAAATATGACAAACATGTTATCTCAAAGCTGGGAGCAGTCAAGTCCGTCGATCTACACAATATCGGATGGAACTGCCGACTACTACACACCGGAAATACCTTGCCAGACGGTGAGTGGGATCGTATTGAAGAAAGACTTATACTCTTATCCTCAAAGGTGTTGGATGTTTCGGAGAGTGAAGAAGAACAACCTACACAAAAAGTTGTATCAATACAGGATCGTATCAATGCGAAAGCATCGGATCTAATTGGTGAACTTGAAGAAGAAACCGATGTGTTCTTTCAAGAAGGAGTAATTCAGTTTGACATTAAGAAGTGGTCCATTGAGAAGGGAATTAAACCGCAAATTGCGAAGAGGATTGCAGAACACTTCCGTCCTCAATACGAAGAGATCGTTGAAGCCCAAGAAGGCAAAGACGCCGACCTTGTTGAAGCGTATAAAGGATGGCGTAAGCCAGTTCTTAAAATCATGGGTCTCTTTCTAAAGAAGATCATTGATCACATGACAGAGGTTGATGCTGCTGGTCAGGCTATTCGTAAGCCTCGTGCCAAGAAGATCAAGCCTGCCAGTGTTCTTGTATCCAAGCTACAGTTTCTACCTGAGTTCAAAGAACTAAATATCACCAGTGTCGATCCGAAAGGAATTATCAATGCTTCGCAACTTTGGGTTTTCAATCCTAAAACTCGCAATCTTTCTGTTTATCATGCCGTGGGTCGTTCGGGCCTTTCTGTCAGAGGGACTACGATTACAGGATATGATACGGATGCTTCCCTCACTAAGAAAGTCCGTAAGCCAGAGCAAGTCATACCTCAAGTAATGAATGCTGGTAAGGTTGATTTACGCAATATAATGAAGAACCTATCTACAACTGAAAGCAAAGCCAACGGTCGTATCAACAAAGATACGATACTTTTGAGAGTGATCAAATAATGTGGAAGACAACTGAGATTGATGTAATCTGGACTTTTATCTACACAGGAATGTTTGTTGGTGTCTTTACAATTGGACTTTTGCTGTGGGCTATGTATCACGATTTAAAAAATAAGGAATAACAAATGACCGACAAGGTAATCGAGTTCCCAAAGCACAAAGTTGTTCGTGATATACCCGGTAATGTCTTAGAAGAAAGAGCAAGACGGGCTGATCAAAAGATGGCTGATGCTATTGTATCCGATCTCACAGCTATTATATTAACAGAGTTAGATAACTACGATGTTAATATTGAGGAGGAATCTTTTGCCAAAGATGTTGTTCTGATGGTTGATACTCTAAGAGCCACAGTGTATCGCCAGTTTGGGTTTGAACATCACCTACATCCTTACATCGAAAAGAACATCAAAATCATTTCCAAGAAGGATGCGGAAGCAATGGAAGACATGACCGAGGAGCAGATAAAGAAGGTCATTGAAGATATGATGAAATCTAAACTTGACAATGATGACGAAGAATGATATCATAGGATATCAATAAAGGAATATATTATGTCTTATATGTTGGTTGATCTAAACCAGGTGCTTATCTCTAATCTTATGCAGCACCTAAAGCATGTGGCTAAAGCAAATGAAATCAGTGAAGACCTGGTTCGTCATATGTCTATCAATACAATCCGATCAAATGTAAAGCAGTTCAAGTCAAAGTATCCTAATGTTATCCTTTGTTGCGATAACAAGAAATACTGGCGTCGGGACGTCTTTCCATTCTACAAGTCACAGCGCAAGCATGACCGTGAAGCATCAGGTCTTGATTGGGGAATGATCTTTGATACACTCAATCGTATTCGTGACGATCTAAAAGAGTTCTTTCCATATAAGGTAATTGATGTCGCCGGCGCTGAAGCCGATGACGTTATTGCCGTGCTAACTGCTCGGTTGGCTCCACATGGCGGAGTGCTCATTCTATCGTCAGACAAAGACTTTGGGCAGTTACAGAAGTATCCTAATGTTACGCAGTATTCACCTATTCTAAAGCGTTTCATTAAGATTGATAATCCAAAGTTGTTTATCAAAGAACACATCATTCGTGGTGACCGTGGTGATGGCATTCCTAACTTTCTATCAGCCGACAATACCTTTGCTGCTGGCGAAAGACAGAAGGTTATAAATAGTAAACGACTACAGGAGTGGCTATCTCTAGATGCGGAGACTTTCTGCACAAACGATACTATGCTTCGTGGTTTTAAGCGCAATCAAACTTTGGTTGATTTTGATTATATACCTAATGAGGTTCAGCAAAAGATTGTAACGGCCTTTGATGAAACAAAGCCTGCTACAAAACAGAAGATGTTGGACTACTTTATCCAAAAAAACCTTAAGGCAATGATTGAGTCGATCTCCGACTTTTGAGGAACACAATGAGTAGTAAGAAGAATATATACGAAGTCTTTAATGAGTTTAAGATGGCTCCTTCCCGTGATACACGTATCAGCGTATTACAGAGCAACGATAGCTGGGCATTGAGAAATGTTCTAATGGGTGCTATGCATCCTGATATCAAGTTTGCTATCAAGAAGGCGCCCAACTATAAGAAAGAAGCAGTCCCAGAAGGACTGGGATATAATCATATGACTGATGCTTTGAGTAAAATCTATTTGTTCATGGAAAACAATCCACGAACACCTCCAGCACTCACGGACAAACGAAGGGAAGAATTGCTTCTTCAGTTGTTGGAGTCTCTTGAACCTCGAGAGGCTGATATCTATATTGCTATGATGTTGAAGGACTTGAAAGTTCCCTATCTAACATCAAAGCTAGTGAATGAAGCCTTTAAAGGACTGTTACCAGAATAGGTGATAATGAAATGAAACAGCGTAAAGTATCAACTCAGAAAATTGATCCAATGTATGCCGACCTGTATGAAGAGGAAAAGAGATACGGCGGCAAGCGTCTCGAACGTATTCCTTCCGAGATGCATAACAAGCGCCCTCTGAAGAACCTCAAGAAGGCATGGATGGAACATCTTGAGGACTTTGACGAAGTGGATGATTTCTTTGAACATTGATTGTCAACAAATCTAGCCCTTGACATCTTCATCAAAAACATTATAATGATACATACTGAAACGTTGATGATAGGAATACATCATGTTGACCGCCAAAGATTATCTTTCAACCAAAGTTTGTAAGCAAGTTAACAAACAACTCGCTAATGATCGATATAAAGATTCCGCTTTTTTCTCTTTGAAAAATCTTTCTTCAAAGGTAAAAGGTGCTCAGTTTGAGCGTCTTTATCAAGAATACATGGAGTCCAAAGGCTGCGTCGTAGAAAAACCTTCTAATAAAAACCTTTCTCAACACAAATCTGATCATGATCGTATTGTTGATGGTCGTAAAAAAGAAATCAAAGGTTCTTTTCTATGGAATAGTGGAAGTGAAAAGCTGCAATTTCGTTGGCAACAAATCCGTCCTGGCCAAGATTATGATGATGTAGTTTTTCTTGCTTTCTTTCCTGATCGTCTAGAAATATATGAAGCGGACAAAGAAACTGTTCGTAGTGTTGTCGAGGTTCAAGATGAAAAAGGTAATTGGATACACAATCAACATGGTGGTAAACGTGTCAATTCAGGCACATTCTTTTTAGATGGCGTTCCTTCAGATTTTCCATGGATGAAACCAGTATGATAACAAACATTGACTGTATTGAATATTTGAAAACGATTGATGATAATAGTGTGGATTTAGTTCTTACTGATCCTCCCTATTTCATTGGTTTTGATGGTGGTAAAGGTTGGGACTCTCAATGGGAGAATGAGAAGGAGTATCTTGATTGGTGTAACGTATGGTCTAGAGAGTGTGCTAGAATACTCAAACCAAACAGAATGATGATTGTGTTTGGAACTCTAAAGACAGATACGTTTATAAAGTATAAGCTAAATGTCTTGAATGAGATAAAAGAACTGTCAGGTCAAAATGAGATCATATGGTCTTACAATTGGGGTGGCAGAACGAAAGAAAACTTTGCACGAAAGCACGAATACGCCTGGTGCTATTCTAAAGGTCGTGACTTTTTGTTCAATGGTGATGATGTTAGAATTGAACGCAAACAAAAGGTCAACATAAGAACTGGTAAACCTTTTGAGAAAGGAACAATCCCAACTTGTGTTTGGGAAAAGAACAATCACACTACTAGCAAGGAGTATGTGAATTGGCATCCAACTCAAAAGCCTATAGAAATACTAGAAAGACTTATAAAAGCCTACACTAATCCTGGTGATATAGTTTTAGATATCTTCAGTGGATCAGGATCAACAATGATTGCTACCAAAAAAAGTGATAGGATTTTTATTGGTAGTGAAATTGATAAGGAGTATTATAACAAATCCTTGGAAAGATACAAAGATTTCTTTGAGAATACACTACCTATCTGATAGACTAAGAGTTGTGCCAAAATAATACACCTCGACCACCAAAATAGTCCTTGACTTATTCCAGAAACCTGGTATAATAAAGGTATGATCAAAATTAAACGCAAATCCCGCTCTGACCGTAAACATCTGATTTACTCGTTGTCTGTAAACAACAAAGAGTATATCGGAGTGACGTTTGTAGACAAAGGCCGCATTAATGCGTCCTTAACTCGCCGCTGGAATAAGCATGTCAACCGTGCCTTGAATGAAGACAAAGGCTGGAAGCTATGCACCGCTATCCGTAAACACGGTGCCGACTCGTTTACAGTTAGTGTCTTAGAGGTCGTCCGTGGCAAGTCTGCGGCCCATATAAGAGAGAGGGAACTAATCCGTGACCGTAAGCCCAAACTCAACACCGACGTCCGCTAAGGTGCGTCAACTTGTCGCAGATGTTGCCAAACGATTGTCCTTGACTATTCCTCAAAACGTGGTATAATGATTATATAAACGATGGAGATAGACATGAAAAACTTCGCTCAAAGCACCTTCAACCCAACGACCGACCACAATGCTCGGTTCACTAAAAAGAACCTAGTTCTTAACACTAACACGGTTGATGCGCTATTGACCTACATTGAGAATGGTGGTACAATTACGGTATGTAAGCCTGGTCGTAGGAATACTGCTAACACCTCGTTTCCTCTAGTCAAGGGCACTGTCGCTAACCGTGGTGCTAAACAAGTCAACCTTACCTCTGCTGGCATCAAAGCGAAAGGCTAAAACATGTTTGAACTTATCGTCCTTACTGTCTCGCTGGCTATTCCAGTTTCGTTCGCCCTTGTTGCTCTCTTATCTAACGAGGAATAACATGTCGGAAGTTTATGCTGTGATATGGTCTGTGCCATATGAGGGTGAAAACCTTATGGGTGTGTTTTCGGACTACGTGAAAGCTCGCCGATACGTGCTGGATCAAAAAGACGAAAACTTAGAAATCCGTAAGCTAGAGTTGAACAAGGTATATGAAGACATGTTTATTGTTGGGGAGACTGTGTAATGTTCAAAGATGATGAACAAATGGTCCAGTGCTTTGCGCTGTTCGCAATCCTTGTCGGCCTCGCTTTTGGCGTTGGGCTTATCGCATACTTTGGAGAATGATAAATGGAAATGTCTGTATATGCTCTCTTTCATTGTATGCCTTATGAGGGTTCTTATCTTTTGGGCGCTTACAAATATCTCTCTCAGGCTCAGGAAGCCGAATACGCCTATGGACTGGAAAATGCTGAGGTGGTGGATGGTCCTGAATGGACTGAGATCCGTGAGATCCTATTAGGCGCTGCTCCTTCTTTTGATGCTGGCAAGATTGTGGAGGATTAGTATGAATAATGCCATTCACTTTGTAGGGTTCAAAGATAACCGTTATAACACAGCCGTCAAGGTGTTTGGAACTCCTGACTTTATTCATAGGTTATGGGATCTTCGTGCCGTTAATGAGGTTATGGAAAACGATATAGTTATATTTGCTGATAAAGATGAAACACAGGCAATTGAAACATTTGCCTATGATGACTCGGCAAACTTTTAAGGAGATATAAAATGGCTAAGGTAAAGACTTTTAATCTAACTATCTGGGCCGATGATGATGAGGAGTCTGATGCACACACTATTACATTTTATGGTATCTCAAGAATAGCGGCTTGTCGTTATATTGATTACTATCTAAAGGATCCAAATTATCTTACATGGTCAACTGTAGAAAACTATTGATGTTCCGTGGGTCGGATGCTAAGGCGCAGGACTGCAAATCCTTGAGAACTCGGTTGAACTCCGGGACGGAACTCCATGGTCTGGTAGTTTAGTTGGTGAAAACATCGCCCTGTCACGGCGAAGACCACGGGTTCGAGTCCCGTCCAGATCGCCAATTTGGTCCCATCGTCTAATGGTTAGGACAACGGCCTTTCACGCCGTCAATGCCGGTTCGAGTCCGACTGGGATCACCAATATGCGGAGGAAGTGTTACGGTAGCACGATAGGCTTCCACCCTGTAAGCGTGGGTTCGACTCCCATCCTCCGCTCCAAGTTTACATACAGAGGGTGCGACAACTTGTCGCATCGTTGACAATTAGGTTTACATTGACTTTTCCTATAGATGTGGTATAATGATTATATAATCAGAAAGGAAATCTTAATATGAAACTTATCCCTCTTGGTTCAAACCAAAATCTCGTCCAACTCAATAGTGGAATCCAAGTTTTATTCTCTTACAAAACACCTGTCGCCGCTCATGTTCCTGGCGAAGGCTTCTTTAGAACCAATCACAATTGGTCTAGAACAACTAGTAAGCATATCAATAAGTGGCTTCGTGGTGCAATTGGTGTCGCTTCCGTTGATCAGTCTGTAATCGATAATATAGCGGGGTTGTAAGATGTCCCTTGTTTATAAAGAAATTGAGAAACTGGTTATTGAGATTGTGTCCTCGCCAGGCATCCATTTTGATAAACAGGTTCATGAATATGTCAATAAGCGTTCTTCTGTTCCGGTTAATAAGGAGACAATTGAGTTTATAGTTGATAAGTGGTTTTCTCTTGGCAATCATCATTGAGGTAATAAAATGTCTAGAATGTCTGACTTGTATCTTGAGGTTCAGGAGTTGGTTGTTGATGCCGTGAGCACTCCCGGCATTGTGATGGATACCGACGTTTTGAATTATGTGAATGATCGGTGTTCGGTTGAGGTCGATCTTGAAACTATCGAGGCAATCTTGGATAGTTTCTTCGGTGAGGATTTCTGGCCAGAGGGCGTTGTCATTCAATGACTGTAAACAGTTTACATCCAGGGATGCGACAACATGTCGCACCTGTTGACAAACGATTTTCCTTGACATATTCCACAGACCTGCTATAATACGTTTATTGAATGGAAAAGAAAGGTGACTAATCATGGGTATCAATGCTACAAAATATCGTGACCGTTATATCAAGCGTGCCGCTCGGGTTCTTCCTGCTATTCAGCCAGGTGTCCCGTTTACTCCCGAAGCTATCGACCAGATCGTCGGTGGTGAGTATAGTTCCAAGTTTGTGTTCTATCTCCGTGAGCTAGGGTTTGAGTTTAGTAATAACAAAGATGGTCGCAAGATTGTCTCCTACACTCTTATCAAAGAGCCTGCCGATGCTGCGGCTATTCGTGGTGCTACTGCTTCCGCTTCTCGTGGTGCTGCTAAGGCTCCTAAGGTTAAGGCTGCTAAGGTGGCTAAGCCTGCTAAGTCAACCAAGTCAATTGCTGAAATCAAGGCAGCTAATCTTGCCAAGCTAAAGGCTGTTGGTGCTAAACAGACCAAGGTTGCAAAGCGTGTCCGTGAATACGATGATGTGACCGAGCAATTTGGTAACACTGGTGAGGTTGGTACCTCATTCAATGTTGACCGTGACTGGGATAGCATTGAAGGTCTTGATCTTCAGAAACTTCTCTAATCTACAGGAGTGCTTCTATGACTTATGCAACTATCCAAATCAATCTAACTGATATTGATGACGATACTTTGATCGAGGAACTTGAACTACGTGACTATCAAGTTATGTTACCTGGTCAAACTGATGAAGATGTAGAGGCACTCCATCGCACATTAGATGAGATCCATAATCTCTATCAGGCTTTCATTTGCTGGAAAGACTTTTCTATGAAAGACTCCACATTTGAAAGTGACTTGAAAAAGTTTTTTGAGTCAACTATAGATATGAAGGTTCTCTAATGCGTCTTAAAGTGAAATATAAGAACTCGGCCTACAAGCCGGGTTCTCACTACGTTCCACAGCCTATGTATAACTATTACGAAGGTCGTGTGGTTGTTCCTAAGCCCAAATGGTTATCCGAATATGAGTTTATGTTAACCACTGGTGATTTAGATGCACCAGCCCGCATTCTTGATAAACGTGATATAGTGGAGGCATGGACAGGAAATGAAAACTTTGACGATGGTGTTACTCTCGTTCCTGGTGATAAGCGTTCCTACATTGTCACCAGAGGCAATTTTAACCGCTATTCTTGCGATTGCACTGCCTTTAACTTCCGCAAACGTTGCAGCCACATTGATGAGGTGAAACATGACAAACGAGCAAGAAATTGAAAGCAAGATTGCTGCTATGGAATTACTCTTACAGCAAGGCTATATCTCTCTCGCCAAGTATATTGAGTTCCTAAGAAACGTGAGGAAAAATGTCAAAGGTTGAATACATTGATCCGCCTGCTGGTTGGAAGTATGGCTTTCCCAAAGTTCTACCTGAGAATGTTACAGATACTATTCAATGGCTATTAGACAATGGTTATCCGCAATATGAGATTGATCTGTGTGGTGATCATTTTTATTGTCGTCACTGGTACGAGGAAGTAGAAGATGACCGAACCTGCTAAGAAAGAAAAACGTAGTGTGGTAAACATTAAAGAAAAACTTTATGATCGTCTTGACGTTCTCCGAGCTTGCGTCATCGATGCGCCTGTTGATCGTTTAGACCATCACTTCCGAAACGAGATTGAGTTTCTGGAAGACATACTTGACTGGATCGAAAGGAACTGATATAATGAGCAAGATTGTCCTAGTCGAAACTGTATCCACGTTTCGTCATGTGTATGCTGTTGAGTTGCCTGACAATGTTCCTAATGAATGGGCGCTTGACGATATTACAATGAATATTGGTAGTGATGAACCTGAGTTTGAGGAGTTCGGTCAGGAACATATAGGTGAAACTATCTTGTCCCATCGTGTCATTGATGAGAAAGAATACCTGCGAGTATTCAATGAGGTTAGCAGTTATCTTTCTGAATGGACTGATGAAGAGAAAAAACGATTTATCTTCAAGAGCGAGGCACTTCCAAATGAGTCCTAATCACGCCGCAAGATTGTTGATTATGTCAGCATACTTGTATTATCGTTGTGATACAAACGTTATAGATGATGGTGAATATGATAAACTATCTTTGGCAGTTGCTAAAAACTGGGATAAACTGGATCCTCAATTACAATGGCAGTTGGTGGACCCCGATGCTATTCGTGCTACTGGTAGTGGTATACTTATTACACAGATGGGCGTGAGTGCTGCCCTTGCCTGGTATAAAAACAAAGTAAGACGCAATCTAAATGGTTGTGACATGGACTGGATTGGTCCACATCCAAAATACAAATGCTTATATGCGGTGATCTAATGAATATCTTTTACATTGACAAAGATCCTAAACTATGTGCCGAGTGGGCGGTTGATAGCCACTGTATCAAGATGATCCTTGAGGCTGCTCAATTGCTTTCTACTGCCCATCGTGTTCTTGATGGTATCGAATACATTGACAAGACTGCTTCTGGTCGCAATGTAAAGCGTTGGCGATTACCAGACCAGCGTGATGGTCTTCTATACTCTGCTACACATATCAATCATCCGTCGGCCGTATGGGTTCGTCAGTCTAACAATAACTATAACTGGCTATGGTGCTATTTGGAAGAACACTGTGTAGAATACACATATCGTTATGGCAAGGTTCATAAAGTAGAATCCTCTGGTTTACATGATAGTCTTATCTCTGCTCCACACAATATACCAATTGGTCCCTTCACACAACCAACGCCAGCAATGGACTCTAAATACATCATCTCAGAGGATGCGGTAATCAACTATCGCAACTACTACAAACATGGTAAGTCACATCTTCACAAGTGGAAGAAACGTGAGATGCCTTACTGGCTAGAAGATTATATGGGAGATTGATATGCCTACATATTCGTTTCGCAACAAAGAGACGGGTGAAGAGTTTGACGCTTTTATGTCAATATCAGAGTTAGATAAGTACCTAGAAGATCATCCACATTACGAAAAGTTATTGTCGGCACCGCATTTTATGGGCGCTCAAATGAACGGTGGTTTACTAAATAACAGAACATATGATCCCAAAGGAAAACGTGATGCCTAATTATACATGGAAGAATAAAGAGACTGGTGAGGAACACACCAACTCAATGACTATGGCCGAACACGATGAATACACAAAGAACAATCCACATCTAGAGCAAGTTCTACGCAATTTCACGATGGTAGATCCAGTGAACATTGGCGTAACCAAACCCCCAAGTGATTTTCAAAAATATGTATTAGGTAGGGTGAAAGAGAAAATGCCCGGCGCTACCGCAGTTGCTAACAAGCGTTGGGACATCCCAAAGGAGATTTAACCCCTGTCCAACAACCCTTTCAATCCCAAGTTTAGAAGCCGCTCCCGTAAAAAGGATGCGGCTTCTTCTGTTTGTAATGACGAAGCGAACAACAATAAAAATAAAGGTAAGTATATGTCAAGAAAGCAGAGAAGAGCCAATAACCCACAGAAGCCTCAACATGACAACTTTGCACAGCATCACCACTTTGAATTGCGTCATATCCAGCCACTAACAGTAAACCAAGAAAGAGTGTGGGACGCATATCATTCTGGCGCTAATCTAATGCTTCACGGTTATGCCGGTACCGGTAAAACTTTTCTATCCTCATATCTAGCACTAAACGAGGTAATATTAGAAGAGACATATAAAAAGGTTGTTATCATCCGCTCCGTTGTCCCTTCAAGAGACATGGGCTTCTTGCCTGGTTCACCAGCACAGAAAGCGGAAGTATATGAACAGCCATATCAAGAAATCTGTGACGATCTATTTGGTCGTGGTGATGGATGGCGTATATTGAAACTAAAGGGACTTGTAGAGTTTACCACTACATCGTTTCTACGTGGCACTACATTTAATGATAGTATTATCATTGTTGATGAGTGTAATAATATGAACTTTCAAGAGATTGATACTGTTATGACACGTATTGGCAATAACTCTCGTATCATATTCTGCGGGGACTATCGCCAGGCCGATCTAACAAGACCCCACGATAAGAGTGGTATTCGTGAATTGATGGCTATCACTAATCGTATGCCTTCATTTGACCATGTAGAATTTGGCATCGAAGACATCGTTCGCTCCGGTGTGGTCAAAGAGTATATCATTCAAAAGACAGAGATGGGATTATGATAGATTACATATTACATAAATAGAAGTAATCTCATAGGAGTGGATAGTAATGGCGCAGTTTAGAAAAGATACCCAACAGTTTCTCAACCAAGAGAAAACTATATTTGAAGTCAATATGCTATCCACTCCTGATGGTCAAGTTGTCAGCAATACTAATCCTCTACCCGTTACATTAGGTAATACCACGATACAGATTACATCTAATAATGTCAATGTGACTGTTCCTAATACTATCTCTGTAAATTCTTCAACCAGTGATCCTCTACACGTTCATATTACTGAGATCGGGACAAGTGGTAATCTACAGTTTTCTTACATGCCTATTGGTGGTAACGTAGGTGTAACCGGTACAGTAAACATTGGTAATCCACTTACAGCTAATGTTACCGGTAATGTTAGAATCTTCCAAAGCACAGGTGCTGCTATCAATACAGCAAAT